CCGCCTCCTTGATTGCTGATACCGGGGCGGTCGTGGTCTGCAGTTTCATCACCCCCCTCCGCGATCACCGCCGCATGGTCCGCGATATTGTTGGGGCTGCCAGATTCCTTGACGTCTATGTCCGCTGCCCTTTCGAAGTCTGCGCCTCCCGAGATGTGAAGGGGCTCTATCGCCACTCTCCCCCCGACTTCACTGGCCGGGACTCCCTCTTTGAGGAGCCCCTCGAAGTTCCCTCCCTGATCATCGACACCAACTTGGTCCCGATTGATGTTGCCTCTCTGGCTTTGCTCTCTGCAACCCTGTCGCGGGGCACTGTTCACCTGAGTAGCCCCTGAGATTTTGGCCAAAATTCTGCGAGCCCCTAACCGATAGATTCACCGGCTCACGCGGCCCCCACACTACCCACCCGTGGGGGTGTCCACCGCGCACATCGTTGATTCTCAACGACATACGCCGTGGCAGACTGAGGCTCTGGTAGCCTACTTCTCAGGTCACTTTTGGAAATCTTACTCTGTAAAGTGCTGGTAGGAGATGTAGGGGTTCACTATACTTCTTTAATAATAGAGTATAATATAGGGGGTATGTGCATGCCCCTGTGTTGTTTTATTGTTTCCCGGGAGTTTTATATTTGATTCCAATTATCTCCTACACCCCTACCAAACTGACGTAACTCACTGAGGTTCAACGATTTACAGAGGTAGGGGAGAGAAATACCCCCTTTTTTTACCCCTACATCTCCCACCAAATTCGTCATAGTTCTCTCAGCCTCAGCGTTTTAAGTCCTCAGGATTTACCCCCACCTGTAATTTTGATGCGTTCTTCCTTGCTGCTGGGTTGCAGGGCTGCTATTCCTCTCCGATGCCCCGTATCTCATCCGGTTCAACTGTCACAACCGTCGAAGTCCTGCCTGAAGCGACCCTCGCTATCCTGTCCTTCCTGCACCACTACCCTGACACCCCCATCTACGTTGCCTGTCCGGCCGAGATTGCCTCCCGGGTAGCCTTGATTCACCCTTCGGTGGTGGCTGTCCCTTGTGAGATGCCGATGCCGGACACCGTGGCCACCCATAATGGGTTCCATCGGCCTGATGCCATCCTTCTGAAGATGTCTGCTATGGAGGCGGCCCTTCAGAAGCAGGACAACACTCTGTTCTTTGACGCTGATCTGGTCTTCTTGACGGGCGTCACACTCCCTCTTGGCGATTACGAGCTCCTTCTGAGCCTCAACATGGCTGAAACGAGGGACATGGGGACCACCGCGCTGCGCTATGGCCTCTTCAATGCTGGTTTTTTGTGGACCTCCTCCAAGAGTTTCCCTGCTTGGTGGCGTTCCTCCTACCTGTCCCCCTCTCAGGAGGCTGCTTTCTACGAACAGACGTGTCTGTCCTTGGCTCCGGCGATCTTCCGCACATCATACTTCTCCCTCGACCACAACTACGGCTTCTGGCGTGGTGGTGTGGGCAGTCGCCCTACCTCCTCCATCCATTGCCACATGACTGACGCTCTGGAGATAGACCCGTGGATGCGCGCTAAAGTGCTTCCTCTGCGCCGCGCGGTGATTCAGCGCCTCCCGGGGGCGTTGCTTCCGGTCCTGCGCGAGGTTTGCGGCCACCCGAAGAAGGTTTTCTTCATCCACTACGGTAAGTCTGGCGGGGTCTACTGCAACGTCGCCTTCAAAGGAGTGCTCCGCGGCTACGAACGCCATGATTCATGGGTCAGTAAGCCCGGCGGGGAGGCCCGTGACTGGAGCAAGTCCGAGCTGGAGGACATCCTGACTTCGTCTGGTGTCGGATACCACTACCTCCATCAGCATCATGTCAACGTCACCTCCGGGGACATCGAGCTCGCTCTCAAAAACGGCTGGAAGACGGTGATGTTCTACCGCGACCCCCGTGAGATCATCTGCTCGCTCTACCATTGGGGGCTCAAAGTGGGTGGTGAGACCGGTCACTGCCCTGTCTTTGACGAGCCTCGGTCTTCTTCGATCTCTTTTGACGACTTCTTCCGCCGGATCGTTGATCCTCAGTTCCAGCATAAGTGGGCGCTGCCTTGGTGGGCTGGCATGATTGACCTCCTCCAACCCTTCAGCCCTGAATCCCTTGACGACGTGTGCGAGAAGCTGGTCGGAGCCTACCATCTGCCCCATGAGTGCCTCAATGCTTCCTCGAATCCGGGTTGGCAGACCCATCTCCTGCCTGAGCACCTCACGGTTCTTGAGTCCCTGCCCCGGTATCAGCGCAGCATGGACTGGCTGCAGCGCGCTTCTTGCCCGCCTCCTGACTCTGACGCGCCTCTGCCTATCGAACGCCTCTTTGACCGTGCGTCGTAATTGACGCGCACCAGTCCAAGAACTCTGATACGGGTAGATCGCTCTTCATGGAGTTCACCCGCAGAGCTACGAGCACGGTATTCTTCCGGGTATACCCCTTCGCTGAGCTCAGGCGGTCAAGGCTCACATTTTGTGGCCCCGGGTTCAGGGTCATGGTCCTGCCGCTGAAGTAGCACCTGCCGTGTTGCTCATACCATGTGGTGACAATCCACAGCGCGTCGATCTCGCAGGGCATTTTTTTGGCTCTCGCCCTGCTTCTGGCTTTGGTGGCCATGTTTCGGGCTTTGATCTCGATGCTCCCCCGACTCTTCTGGCGCTCCTGCCTCCCTCGACAGCGTCCGCATAGCTTTCCGCTTGGGTTCGATTTAGATGTGGCAAAGTGCTCTTTGCAGGAGCTACATGGTTGGGTTCCCATAGGGGCCAATATAAAACCCCATGACCCTTGTGCAAGGGCCATGGGGTGGTCGCGGCGGCGAGCCCTATTGCTGACGCTTGACTAGGGCGTCAGAGAGTAGTCGATGGTGTAGCGGGTGATTCCGCACGCCTTCGTGGTCCTAATCAGCGGCTTGTAGTATTCGCTGATCTTGGCGAGAATGCGCCCTACTGCGACCGGACTGTAGCTCCGCATCAGCGGGACGAGGCTCTGATCGCTGTTGATAATCCGAATGAGGTCGGTGCAGGAGCCTACCCAGATGGTCGGCTTGCCCTTCTCATGGATGTCGAGCTGTGACTCCCGCCACGCCTCCAAGATTTCCACGAACCGGTGGTCGGGGCTGGAGTCTCGGGCGCTCTCCACCAGTGCTGGGTGATGGTAGCTCACAACGCCGTAGCGAGGGTTTTTGCGGTCCACGACTCCGGCTGGTGGTTCCCATGCGTCGAGCCACGCGAGGAAATGGGGGAGTTCTCGGGAGAGCATCTCGTCATTTTCCTTCAAGGTGCCGAACTCCGCCTTCCATGTTGGGTGGCAGCGGAATAGGTGCAGCTTATCGAGGATGGAGCCGTCAAGGGTTGGCAGGATGGAGAGTGAGTCGCTGTCGTCATTGCAGGTGATGAAGATGCGCCCAAACCACGGCAGCGTCACAGCGTCCATGTATTTCGGGTGGAACACCAGCTCCGGTGAGGCGGCGTGCTTCTTCAACATCTCCGAGAACCGCTTGTGGTCGTTGAAGCTCGCGGTGCTTTTGGAGTCATCCACGTTCCAGATCGGGCTGGCCCCGAGCTCGCGGTTGAATCCCTTGCCCTCCAGCAGGTAATTGCTGGCGTCTACCGCGCCTCCCATGATCTTGCGCAGGACGGCGATGCCGAGGAAGCTCTTCCCCCTGCTTGGCTTGCCTGCGAGGACGGCTAGCTGCCCGAGGCGGGGCTCGCAGTTCAGGCCGCTACGCCAGAACCGCTGGAGCCATGCGAAGAAGAAGTCGCGCGGATGGCAACCTTCCTGCTCTACGTCTTCAAAAAGGTTCTCGAAGAACTCGTATAGCCACGGCCACTTGGCGGGGTCGCTGTCGGAGGCTGGCTTCATAACGCCGTTGAGGCAGGCGGTATTGAGCATCTTGAACCCGTTGAAGGTGACGACGGGGTTTTCATTGAAGAGGAACGGTCCCTGCCCATCGACTCGGCGTGTTTCCTGAATCATCGTCAGGACTTGCTCCGCTTCGGTGGCGGTCTTGCCCTGCTTGAGGCGGTGGCTGATTCCGGCGACTTTGAGCCGCATCAACAAATCCTCCTTCGAGTATCTCCTCCACTCGTCAGCGATGTAGATACAGTAGGTTCCTGTCCCTGTTTCGTAGTAGGCTTCTCCGGCGGCGTCTGACAGGCGCTTCTGCTGGAACTCTTTGACGAACTCCCCGCCGAGAAGGTCTCCCCATGTCATCAGCCCCTTGGAGGAGCGGGTGGAGAATGAACGCACACCGATGTCGGTGACAACGCAGCCGCTTCGCTCGATGCCGTCCTCAATCCAGAAGAGCGGGCCGCGGGCTCCGGGAACGAATTCCCCCACCCACCGTGCGCGGAAGGCTGGATACCGCTTCTCCAGTGCTGCTGCTACGGCTTCGATCGGGATGACTGACTCGCCATGGTCGGCTCCTTCAAACTTCACCTTCTCGATAACGGAAAGCCAGTTTGAGAAAGTAACCTCGCGGGCAACCTTGCCGCCAACCATCACCCAGCTACGCCCAAACTCCCAATACATCTTGGTGTCGTAGCTCGCTTCATCCAGACCGGGGGCCAGCTTCTCCACGCGGAGTTCTTTGCCCAGCAGGCGGATGAACTTGTCGTCCATCTTGCGATCACCGGTGAGCTGCACGGGCTCCGTAAACTCCCAGATGACACGGGCTTTGTTGGAGTAGGTCTCTGTGACCCACGTTGGCCTGATGCGCTCGGGTAGGGCCCGGCAACGGGTGATGAGGTCTGCTAGGACGATGCCTGCCCCGTCATAGTCAGCCACGAAACCGTGGAGAACATGGGCGGGGTTATCATGAATGTTGACGCGGATGCGCGGGGACACCCCTTCTGCTAGGGAGTAGAAGATGTGGTCGGTTGTCGGCTGCACGCACCACGAACGGAATTCCTCCTTCGTGGGGAATGAGAGTGAACCTTCGAGTTCTGGTGGCCACTCAGAGGGCTCTTCGAGCCGGACGTCGGTTGCAGCCAGATTGGGGAGGGAAAAGTAGGGGGTCATCACTTGTTTGGGTAGGTTTCAACGATCTTGCCTTCTGCGTCTAATGGCAACCCCGGCATGAATGGGGGCGGGGTTCGCATAACTTGCAGTATATCGCGGAGCGCATCCTCTGCCTTGTCTTCCTTGACGAGGCACGTCAACTCATCGTGGACGTGAAACAAAATTGGGAGTCCCAACTCATACTCGATGGTCGGAATGAAGTAGGCGAACACGTCGCGGGCGGTCGCCTGCACGAGGTTCTCTGTCAAACTTCCTCCCCACCACTTCTTGCGCATGATCCCCCGGCCGGAGATTGTCTCCGCTGATAGCCCGCCAAGCTGGCTCGGGCGCATGTATCGCAGGAGACGGCCTGAGGGTAGCTCAACATGGTAGTCCTCCCGCTTTGCGGCTGACTTCACCATGCCTTGCTGCAGTTGATTCCACAGACCATTGCGCCCGCATACCAGCGGTTCGCTAGCGCGGAACGCCGTGACGACGGCATCAGCTTCAGGGAGGCTGAGCTTGATGCCGTAGTTGGCTGCCATGATGACAAACTTCTCAGCACCAGCCCCGTAGCCCAGCGAGAGCACACGGGCTTTGGCGAGGGCGTAGAGGTGGGCATCCTCGTGTTTGAGCTTCCCGCCTTCCCACCCCATAGAGGTGCGTGCGTGAGCCTCGTAGATCGCCATTCCATCGCGGAGCTTCTGTAGGAGTGGCTCATTGCCTACCAACCAAGCCAAACAGCGGGGCTCGATCTGGCTGAGGTCGGCGTTGATGAAGACATATCCCGGCGGGGCTTTGATTAAACTGCGAAAGTCCACGCCAAACATCGGCTTCGACGGGAGATTCTGGACGTTGACGCCATCAGCGCCAGACCAGCGGCCCGTTACGGAAGCCCCGAAGTAGAGTAGTCCGAAGTTCATGTCTCCGGCGGGGGTCACACGGGCCCTCATGGCTTTCAGGCGTTCCAGTAGGGTGTTGGTGCGTCTGAATTCCCGCATGGCGGCTACCCATGGGAAGATGTCACCATATTTGTCCTCCCATGCGGCGCAGTCTGCGGAGTCTTTGGCGAGGCTGGGGGGTGGTTCGATGCCCACCTTGCGGCATTCCTCGGCCAGAGCCTTTGGGCTGAGTGGCTTCTCGTCCCCCGTGTGATACCATGGGATGCGAGTGCCCGCCTCCCAGTTACGGCGCTCCAATTCGGGGATAGCCTCGTCAAGTCGCGGTATGTCGATCGGAAGTCCATCCCACGCGATGGCCCGAGTATGACGGGAGAGCAGCCGCTCGCTGTCAGGCCACTGACTGCTGAGCATTTGCCATAGGTCGAGGGTAAGTTCCGCGTCGCGCGCGGCATACTTCGTGACTTCTTCGCGGAATTCAGGGGTCATAGAAGACCATTTCTGCCCCTTCATCGCGGTTCGAGTGTCCTTTGACACCTCCTGCTTGAGGTAGAACTTGGAGGCTCCTGCAAGGTTACGCGGTCCCCCAAGATAGGCGCAGAGGTCCGCCGTGCAGTGCGTGATCTCCGGTTCTGCGGTAGTTGGGATGATACCGTCCTTGCGGAGGCGTTTCAGGACGAGCTCGTCAAAGCTCGCGTTGTGGTGAATCCACTGCCAGCCTTCGCCACTGATCTGTGACCAGTCAAAAAGCACGGGTGGTCCAGCATACTCAATGCCGGTGTCAGTTTTAATCGTCACCATGTAGGCATCAAATCGAGAGTCGAAGATATAGTTCCTCGTTCCCTGAAGTGTGATGCCAAATGTGTCGTCGTAGTAGGTTTCAAAGTCGAGCGCCGCTGTTTTCATTTAGGTTCTTGATGGTTAGGGCGGAAGGAGTCACCTTCCGCCCTTGGGGTCATTGCATGTTAGGCGGCTTGGTCGAGCACGCCGGTTTTTGTTTTGGTCTTCGGGAACATCTGATGGGGACGGTTGTCGATCAGGTTCCCGACGTGGTTGGCATCCATGAGGATAGAGCACCCGGCTGAGATGTGCGCGAGGTGGGACTTCCCAGATTCAGGGTCGTTGTCCTCGCCGGAGGCATACGCGAGTAGGTGGCGCATGATCGCTCCGACATAGGTCATTGTCTCGACCTTGTTCCCTCGCCAGTTCCACGGGCCATATTTAATGGCTCCGAGGGCCAGCACCCACGCCGTCTGCATCATAGCAAACGGCGGGAGTATGTGAAGCGGGCACTTTAGTTTACCCGCTTCACCCTTCGGATCAGTCATTCCAGTCGCCACAGCTTTGCCTTTGATGGGTCTTTTGGGCATACGCGAAGGGCGATTGAGATATTATTCCGGCTGGCCAGCGTGTGCAGCGACTTCATCAGAGCCGAGTCCACCACAGTAGGTTTCGGCTCCACAGGCGACAGACTCCGTAGAAAGGCTGTCAGGTTGGTTATCGAGGGAGAGCTCGGGCTGGGTTTCTTTTTCAGCGGTTTCTTTGGCTTCTTGGATGCGGTCGTTGACATATTTGTTGAGGGTGTTGTTGAGTGAGTTGAGTTGAACCAGCACCTCAACGATTTGAGCTGGGCCGAACTGCGCTGGTCCGAGTTGTCGATCGAGGTAGAACTGGATGTCTCCATCCGGTTTTTCCATGATGACGAGCCCAACGCTGGTTTGGTCTTCGAGGGTGACCACGGTCTGAAAGTGCGTGGAAGGGAGGGAGGTTTCAGCCGACTCTTCTGAGGGGCTGATGGTCTGGTTTTGGTCAGGTGTCATGGGTTTTGTTAAGTAGGTGGGTGGGGGTTATTTGATGAAGAGAAAGCCCCTCCGCCACAAGTGACAGAGGGGCCCTCAGTTGGGTTATTCGCCGCGACGGATAGCGTTGGCGATTTCTGCGTCAGCGTCAGACAAGCGGCCACGGAAGGTTGGGACTGGTGTGACCCAAGTCCCCTTCGCGCCTTTGTTGACACTTGACGTCAAACTCCACTTGCCTGTGTAGAGCCCCTTGCGGAGCGTAAACTGGCGAGCAGTCAGGAGAGCTTTACCGAGACTGGTGTATGCACTCCGGCCCACGCTGTAGATCACAGGGGCCCAGAGGTCCCCAGCGATCTCATACATGAACAGGTCGCGCACCGCTTCGGCGTCTTCCATTGTGTCGAGGGAAGCGTCCTTCTTGATGAGCATGAAGATGTGGGCCAGCTCAGAGAACTGGTAATCTCCAAAGCCGATGGTGCCTCCTGCTGCGCGAACCTCTTCGGCACTGTCATAGACAGCTCCGCGTTCGGCGTCGCCATAGGGGCGCTTCTCCTGAAGCTGCTTCTTGAGCGAGAGAGCGATGAACTCAAGCGGACGAGGAATCAGGCAGGTTTTATTGAGGATGAACTCTCCGAAGCCGAACTTGTCCGGCAGGTCTCCCGTGCGCTGCACGAGATTAAGCCGTGGAAGGCGGAGGTCAGAGAGGTTGACGTCACCTTGAACATCCAAGTCAGAAGCCGCAGCAACACTGGTGCTAAGCGCGGCAGGAGCCACGACAGCAGGTGTTGTTGTGCGGACGGGGTCCGCTGCGACTGGAGTGACATGAGTCGAGGCGAGGCGCTCAGCGGGGGCTGGAACTTCCTCGGTTGTGACTGGGGTGGATGAACGGCGGGCGAATGATGTAACGGGCATAGCTTTTAGTTTCTATAGGTTTGTGGTTTCTTTACTTTGTCCTGATGGGGTCCAGTTTGTGGTAGACCCCCTCGGACACCAAGGCTCCGGCATCTTGGAGACGATCCGTGAGCAGAGCCTTGTATTTCGCCTTCTCGCCCCGAGGGGCTGATTCGGTGAAAATTTCTTCGAGCTTGCCGATACTGATACCGGTAGCGCAGGCGAGCATGTCTTCCCATGCCACCTTATCTTTGAGTGCCTCGTAGGCCAGCAGCGGATTGTTCACGCGGCGCGGCTTATTGACTTCAACGAGGCGGAAATCTTCGGGGACAATCCCCTCTGTGAGGGCTTGTTCGAGTGCTGCTGTCTGAACATCTTCAGCCCATTTTGCAGCGATCTTAGCTGCTCGGAGCAGGAGGCCCATTGTCTTCGGGTCACGAATCTCGCCGGGGCGCATGATTGGGTCGTCAAGAACTTCAAACACGGGATCATATTTCGACGTGATTTTGACGAGCTTGCGGGCCAGCGGACGGCAGCGGGCACGATTGCCGCAGAAGTCGCAGGCTTCGCATAGTGGAGTGAACAACTTCTCCACATCTGCCGAGAAGAAGTCAGTGCGGGCCAGCTTGGCACGCTCAATGACGTGCTTGATCTCCTCACCGAGTTTCTCCATGTCACGATCTCTGTCCCATGTGTGGTAAGAGATAGAGTCGAGCTTCGGCTGCACGAGGTGGACAGTGATTTCCTTGATGCTTGGGAACATGACCCACACACCATAGGTGTAGGCTTTCATCTGGATGTTCTTCTCCGCTTCACGGACGGGCATGATGCCGAACTTGAAATCAACGATGTCAGCCTTGCCGCCCTTCTTGATGGCGAGGGTGTCGAGGAAGCCCCACTGATCGAAAACCTCGACACAGATTTCGCGCTTCACTTCGATTGCCCCGTCCGCAACATCGGCCTCGTAGCCCATCACCATTTCGACGAGCATCTTTTCCTCGTCGGTGAGTCCGGTCGTGTCCCCAGTCTCGCAAGCAGCGTGGCATCGAGTGCCCTGCTCTGCGGCCATCATGCCTGATGCGCTGGACGAGCCACCTATGTAGCCCGGGCAGATTGATAGGGGGTCAAGTTGTGAGGGTGAGAACGGAGCGTGCCCTCGTTCACCACTTTTTTTCACAGCATCCTCACCTGTGGGAGGCGTTGGGGACACTTCTGGAGTGGTCGCCTCGGGTGCTGGAGGGGCGACGACTACTTCTGCTTCGACCGGAGCCTTTTTCGGCTTGCGCTCTCGCTTCACTTTGGGGATTTCAACTGCGGGCGCTGGTGAGACAACAGCAGCTTCGGCTGGGGATTCGACGACAGTGGCGTCGATTTCAATGGAACCCTCTTTGGAGGGAGTTGGGTATGTTGGTGTTCTTGGCATAGTGGTAATAAACGACTTCTTGTGCAGCCGGTTCATGTTGTCAATCTTGATTTGCACAGATTCTAAAACTTTTTCTTCGACAGACCCGGCCGCCACGAGAACGCGGTTGATCGGGTCAGATTTTGCTCCTGCTCGGTCAATGCGTCCGAAGACTTGGTCCATTACTTTCGCATTGTAGCACGGGGAGATGAGAGACTCGCGTGGTCGGACGGCCGAGTCAGTGTGGTGCAGGTTCACGCCGGTCCCACCCGCTCCGATATTGCAGATTAGGACATGAACCTCGTCCTCTTGGAACGCATCAATCACTTGCTGGCGCTTTGCGATGCGGGGCTCTTCGCCCCAAATCTTCCCAGCGGTGACCCCATCTGATTCCAGCAGGTCGCAAAGGTAGCGCACACTCTGATTGAAGTTCAGGAACACCACTACAGACTTCCCTTCTTCAAGACGGTCATGCACCATCTGGCGGATTTCAGGCATTTTTAGGAGCTCAACCTTCTGGCGAGCTCTCGTCAGCTTGACGACGGCCTCGGCTGGGTTGCCCTTCAAGGTTACCTTCTCTTCGTCCTCTTTATCGAAGATGGCCTGCAGCTCGTCGCTGCACTCATCGAGCAACTTCTTGATCTCCCCTGCGCTGCCGAAGGAAATGGGGTCGTAGATGATCTGGCCATTAGGGAAGAACTCAGCCAAGTCTTCTCTCGTCAACATGCTCCCGTGTGACGGGTAAATAAGTCGGCGCAGTCGATCGAGATGTGCATCACTTCCGGGGCGCTTGATAAATTCAAGGGCTCCCCAAGCGTTGGACGTGGCTCCAAATCGTGTAGCCCACCCGTAGAAGTCTTTCAGGAAATGCAGCCCGAGCAGGTAGCCCATGGCCCGCAATTCCACAGGGTTCTCGCAGGCGGTCGCGCTGAGCATAAGCGTCGGCAGCGCCTTGGATGCGATGAGCATCTTCGCGTTCTGTGTGTAGTGCCCCTTGCAGGCATGCACCTCGTCAAACACCACCAACGTCTTCGGGGGAAGGTTGTAAAAGAACGACCCTTTCTTCCAATCCCCGAAGCCCGACTTCCCTGTGCGGAGCTTCTCGTAGTTGATGATGCCGACGACTCCAGCACCCTGCTCCTTGAGAACACGGGACCAGTTCACCAGCGTGGCTTTGGGTGCGATGACAAACACACTGAGCCCCAGACGCTTTGCCACTTCGGCTGCGCACAAGGTTTTGCCTGTTCCTGTCTTTGATGAGTCAAGGGCCGCGTTATGGCGGCTGATGACGTTGGCGAGCACTTCAATATGTGCTTCTTGCTGTGGGTATGGTTTCTTCATTTTAATGTTTTTGCGAACTCCCAAATCAGGAGTGAATCAGATATTGCGTGAGTGACTTTGATGGTTGGGAAACGCTTCTGCGCCTCCCCCTTGAGCACGTTCTTCCAAGCGGTGTAGCCACCGGCAGAGGATTTGGTTCCAAGGCGGAAGTGTTTCTGCCATGAGTGGGGATCAACTTCGACGATGCGAATGGACAGCGCCAATGCTGCCCCCGTCAAGAGCCCCGCATTGCGGTGGAGCTTTGCCATGCTGGCTCCGCTGACGCGGCCTCCGGGGACTGAGACGAAGAGGGGCAGCTTCTCAATGACGAGGACAAGGGAACCCTCGTCATAGTTGGAGTTCACGGCTTCCCGCAAGAGTTCTACGACATCCGCTTCCGTGTCAGGCATGGAAGTGACTGCGTGAGGAGACACCTCGTCCTCGGCTCCGATTACGATTCCGCCGCTAAGGCCGGGGTCTACTGCGATGATGGTTTTCATAGGGTGTTGTCAGGGGTGATACCAAACCACTCAACTGCGTCTGGGAGGAGCACAAGCCCTTTGTAGTGGGCTTGCAAAACACGGGGTGAGTTGCCCACTTGCTCGGCTACTTTCCACGCATCACGCTCCTGTGCCATGGCATAGGTGACGTATGAGTGGCGGAGGGCGTTGTTCTTCCACTCCACACCAGCTTCTTTGGCGAGTGTGCCGATGTAGCGGTTCAAATTTGGGATAAGGTGTTGGGGAACGACAAATCCCGACTTATCCTTGACGTGTTCCAGCCACGCAGCCCCGTTGTCGGGAAGCAGTGCAATGCGCCGAGACGACGTCTTTGTGATCTTCGGCGTCAGCCTCACGGCTTTGTGAGGGAGGTCGATGTCTACCCACCTCAAACGTCCGATCTCGCTGGAGCGTAGTCCGGCGAAGCCCCCAAGAATAATTAGGGACATCAGGAACTCTTCTTCTCCCCCAACCAGCATACCTGCCACAGTCAGTAGGCGGCGCATTTCTTCAGTCGTGAAGAACTCGGGCTCCAACGGAACCTCCTTCGGCTTCCTGATACGCTCGGCAAATGTGCGGCGGTCGTAGGGTAGGTAGTCATTATCCCGCGCCCAGTTAGCGAGAGTCTTGACCGCTCGAATATAGTTGGCCTTCGAGGTCTGCCCCCAGTTTTTGGGTATGGAGCAGAGCACTTCTTCTGGGGTGACTTCTTCCAGCGGCGCTTCCTTGAAGTATTTCATGAAAACGCCCATGTGCTTGCGCACCGTGCGGATGTGGTGGATGGAGAGCCCCTCAAATCTGTGACTTTTCAGATATGCCTGAACTGTCGAGGTGGCGGTTTTTGGTTTGGTTGACTTGGTTTTGGTCATGCAGTAATGTGGCAGAGTCGTAAAAAACAACAACTATGGCCTCAGTCAAGAAAAAACATTCACGAACTTCAATTCCTTCCGAGAGGGAGGTCTATGGATTGATCTGGGGCCCTGAAGTCAGCGACCTCGACATCGAGCTTCTCTGCTATCGTGAAGGAGCTCCCGATTCTCCCGGCAAGCCTCACCACTTTCGCAGGGCGGTAGACCTTCTCTGGAACCAGCCATCCTCCAGCAAGCACTTCGTCTGGCACCCGTGGGCGGAGGAGATGCTCGAAGCTATTTGTGCCAACAAGTATCTGTCAGTCGGGGGTTGCGCGAGCTCAGGTAAGACTGACTTCTTCGCAGTATGGGGGCTCATTGAGTGGCTGTGCGCCCCACACGCGACGCAGGTTCTCTACACCTCCACCAGCCTCAAGGACAGCCGCAAGCGTATCTGGTCCACGGTTGAGGATTATTTCCAAGCGATCCCCGGGCTGCCCGGTAAGCTGGTCTCTTCGCAAGGTGTGATCCGGTTTGAGGCTGACGGTATCCAATCTGACAAGTTTGGTCTGACCCTCGTCGCCTCTGACCGCAAGAAGGAACGTGATGCGCAGAACAAGTTCATGGGTTTCAAGGCACCGCGTCTTCGACTGGTGGCTGACGAGTTGCCTGAGCTCGCAGACAGCATCTTGACGACTGCCTTCTCTAACCTCGCCCGCAATGAGGACTTCAAGATGGTTGGCATTGGGAACCCCAACTCGCACTACGACCCTCACGGCCGCTTCTCCGAGCCGTTCGACGGGTGGTCGTCGGTCACCGAAATGGATTACTCGTGGCGCACCAAGCATGGCCAGTTCATTCGGTTCGACGCGGAGCGCAGCCCCAACATCACGCTCGGGTTCATTAAATACGCGTTCCTTGCGAAGCAGGATGACCTCGATGAAGCCGCCAAGCTGGGTGAGAAGTCCGTTGCCTACTATCGAATGGTGAAAGGATTCTGGTGCCCGATTGGAGCGGAGGACAGCATCTACTCTGACGTCGAAATTGAGCGCGGTGGGGGGACTTCCTCGCCCGTGTGGTCTCACGACAGTCCTAAGAGCCGGGTTGCTGCCCTCGACGTAGCTTTCACCGCTGGTGGAGACCGGTGTGTTCTGCGTTTTGGGACAGTTGGCAAGACGTTTGGTGGTGTGAGGCACCTCAACTTTGACGAGGTCCTGCTCATTTCGGAAGATGTCACCAACAAAATAGACCCCCGCACCCACCAAATCTGCCGACAAGTCCGCGACGAGTGCGTCAAGCGTGGGGTAACCCTCCGCAACTTTGCCCTCGACGCCACGGCTGGCGGGGCTCCTTTTGCTGACGTGCTCGCTGTGCTGTGGGGGCCTGAGTTCCTTCGGGTCAACTTCAGCGGACGCGCTTCAGACGTGCCGGTCTCATCATCTGACAAGTCCCCCTCCTATGAGAGATACCATGACCGTGTCTCTGAGCTGTGGTTCGCAGGCAAGGAGCTGCTCCGGGCTAAACAGCTCAGCGGGCTTGACGCTTCCACGATCCGCGAAATGGTCTCGCGCAAATATGATACCGTCAAGGGTGGGGGTAAGCTGCTGCTCCGGGCTGAGCGCAAGATTGACATGAAGGACCGTGTTGGGTTCAGCCCCGACTTGGCTGATGCTGCTTTCATTCTCATAGACCTCTGTCGTTCCCGCATGGGGTTTTCCTCCGTAGAACGTCCTGCCACTCGCCCGGCTTCTGGCAAGCAGGTTTCCTCGCTGAAGAAGGCGCTCAAGCGCCTTGATGTAGCTGGTCGCGCCCGTAGGTTCTTCTGATATGAAAGTCGTATCCCCAGCCAGTCGCCTACATGAGGCGTTTTATGCGATGGGTATTCTTGCCCACATTCCCGGCGGCCCCCACCACGTCTACTTTCCGCTCAGGGAACCAGCCGCACGCGACTACTTTGACAGCATCAAGGCGATCTCGGGCCGCATGCCGTGGATTCGCAGCGTCCAGCGTGGGCTCCCTCCACTACAGCAGTATGGGCTCGATTTGCGCCCCTACTCATCCAAGCAGGAAGGGAGGGCCATGCTCACGAAAATGAGCTATTACTGCGGACTCTACGCCGCCAAGCCGTGGTTTGAACGGCTAGCTGCAACGGGGACTCATGTCGTGCTATCCCGGTCGCTCCTGCAACAGAACCCGCTGTTTCCTTGGGGGGCATTGATGGCATCCCTGCACCGGCACAGCCTGATCTTTATTGGCAGTTCTGAGGAGCACACCGCTTTTCAACCCCTCATCCCTGAAGGAGTGACCGTCGATCACAGGCTCCCGGATGACTGGGGCGGGTCAACTCTTAACACTTGCTTGAGCGCCTGCCTCTGCATTGGAAACCACAATCCCGTGATGGCCGTCGCCGAGGGAGCCCGCGTGCCTACGATCGCGGAGGTCAGCCTCAGCAATCCCGACAACATCTACGTTCGGCCGGAGTCAAATGCTTGCTTCACCAACTGGGCTGAGATTCCTTCGAGTTTTCCAATCATTGGGGGCAGCGCCGTGCAAGCTCAGGCTGAGGGTATCTTGGATGCAGTCTACGCCAACTGGCCCACTCCTCCGGGAGGGTGGCGGGTGACGGTTTCCGGCCGAGCTACTCGGCGGTTTGACACGATCGACGACGCCTGTTTCTACTACTGCAAGTATGCGCCTGACTTGACGATGTCTAACCGAGAGTATGCTCGCCGCTTCATTTTGGAAGAAAACTTCAGGAGCTTCCCTGAATGGGCTGACGAAGCTATCGCTCGCCGATTGTTCCGAAAACCTTCGCTTGCGCTACGCGCGGCTGCTCGTAAAATAAAACTTCGGAAATTCCTCCCACCCATCAGCAGCTACCTGTCGGACCTATGCGACTGACCATCCCCGTCTCCCCTGACACCATCCCCCATCTACCCGCGTTGCTCAAGATGTTGAGCACTTCAACCCCCGGGGAGGGCCACCAGCTTTACATCCTGACGGCTGCCGAGTGCCTGCCCGTAGCGGAAAAGTTCTCCGCTGATGCACGCCTTAAAACCAAGTTCGGGGGAGTGACGCTGTCGTCGGCGTCAATGTCGTTGATGGCTCACCCACACAACTTTTTGTGGGTGACTTACTTCCGCAACCCACATCCTGACACTCTTTGGCTTGACCCCGGTGCCGCGATCGTAGGGGGTCCGGGTTGGCTGAGCCGAATTGAAGATAGTCTGCGGTTTGCCACCTCGCTCCTTATCGGGGCGCAGAATCTGCACACCACCGGAGTCTACCGGTCAGGAGCCTTCAAGCGCCTACGGGCTTGGGAGTGCCCTTGCTTCCGAGGCATCTCCCCTCCTGTCCACCTTGCTCACGGCAGCCAACTAATTCCTTTTCATCGGGAGTCCTCTCTATTTTACTGTTCTGACACTGCAGTTGACGCCCCTCCCCCCGTCGAGGTGGTGATCCCGCGGACTTGGGGCCGGGCTGTTACACTGGTCCCGTTGACGGAGACTCCCCGTGACCGGACCTACCTACCCCCAGTTGAAGTCACTGAGGTTGTCACCCCCGAAGTCAGCCCCGAAGTCAGCCCCGAAGTCGTCAAGGTTGACACGGAGCCCAAGACCGAGGTTATTGCTGCCGCCTCTCCGCGGGTTGTCCGTCGAGCCAAATCCTGACTCCCATGCAAAAAGCCCTCCTTGAATTCCAGCAGACTGATGACGGTCTACTCACCGCTTCCACTGAGGGGCGCATCCCCGATCGCCGCATGGCTGACGCTAAGTCTGCTCACGCGGCTCTCCGCAAGATGATCGACGACGACGCTGAGTCGAGTCGCGGGAGGGCGCAGTTCCAAGCGATGTTCGACGGTCAGCGCCCTTATCGGGATGAAGATCTTATCGAAACGGGTCAGGGCGGGCGGTCAAACCTCAACTTTGACGAAGCTGGTGCGCTGCTGGAGTTCAGTATGAGCGGCTATGTGGACCTCTTCTCTAATACTGACGAGTTCCTTCGCTTCCGTCTGCGACCCAATTCTTTTCCTGCACCACAACGCCTCGAATATGAGGCCCGGATCAGCAAGATTTTCACGAGCATGCTCCGCAAGTGGAGCAGCTTCTTCCACAAGTTCCTCTATTGCTGCCACCACTTCATCGCAGATGGGGTCTCGGTATGCTACTACCCAGACCATCTCGATTGGCGCTGGCATGTGGCCAAGCTCGGCGACTTTTTCTTCCCACGCCACACGCTTGCTGACCCCGGCGCTATGGAGCTCGCTGGCAGTATTCAACGCTACCGCCCATCTCAACTCTATGCATACATCAAGAACCCCACGCAAGCGGCTGAGCTTGGCTGGGATGTGCAGGCTGTTCGCGACGCCCTTGTTAAGTCTGTCGGAGCTAGCGGCGATCGCCGCGTCATGGACTGGGAACAGGTTCAGGAGCGTTTGAAGAACAACGACCTCTACTTCGATTGTGTGGGCAATGAAATCCCAATCGGACATCTCTGGGTCAAGGAGTTTTCTGGCATGTGGTCACACTACCAGTTTCTTGACATCGGCACCCCGGACAAGTTCATCTACAAGAAGGAGGACAAGTATCCTTCCAACCGGCCTCCATTCCACATCTTCATGTTTGGTATCGGGTCCAACGGATACGTCCACAGCATCCGCGGCCTCGGGTATAAAATCTACCCGCACATTCAAGTGTCTAACCGCTTGAGGAATCAGGTGATTGACTCGGCAATGTTGTCCAGCTCCGTGATGATTCAGCCCGCCGATGAGCAGGCTCTCGCCGATCTGTCACTGACCTACTACGGCCCCTACTCTATCTTGACGCCCGGAAACAAAGTCATCGAACGCACGATCCCAAATCTCGCCAACAACGCGATGCCCGTCATCAATGACATGTCTTCGTTGCTACAGAGCAAGTCGGGCCAATACAGTTCGGTGGGGATGTTTGCTGACGACAAGGAGCGCACCCGATTCGAGGTTGAGGCGTATGTCGCCCGCATGAGCAAGCTCAGCATCACGAGCTTGAACCTCTTCTACGAGCCCTTCCAGAATCTCTTGCGCGAAGTTGCTCGCCGCGTGTTCAACCCGGCCTATGGCCCTGATCTCCCCGGCGGAGACCTTGTCATTGAACTCCGTGACCGCTTACTTGAAGAGGGTATCCCGCCAGAGGCATTTGGCGTCATTGACTTTGACCGGTGCTCCGTCAACCGCGCCGTCGGCGGTGGTTCACCTGAAGCTCGCCAGCTCATTCTCAACGAACTCGCCAAGGAAGCCCCGGCCTTTGACGACGTCGGACGCCATAACTTACTGCGCGATCGAATCGCAGCTCGCGTTGGCTATGAACTGGCTGACCGCTACGTCCCTGAGTCCAATGAGCCACGCCCAACCATTGACGACAAACTCGCCGTGTTGGAAAACTCGCACCTCATCGGTGGGGAGGACATTCAGGTTCAGTCCAACGAGCTGCACTTAATCCATTTGAAACACCATGACGCCCGCTTGCGTCAATTCTTTGACGCGATCGAAGCCGGGGACACCCCGCTGGGTGAGGCTGTTCAGCCGATGGTGATGATCCACGCTCATGCGACACAGCACGTCGAGATGGGTGGAGTCGATCCAGCTACTTCTGACATGGTCGCTGTTTACCGTCAGCAACTCCAGCAATACGGAGAGATGATTTGGAATGGTCAGGAAAAACTAAAGGCCGAAGCCCGCAAAGCTGAGGAGAAAGCGGCTAGTGAAGCCCAAGAGGGCCAGCAGGCGCAGCCTACGCAGGACCAATCCCTCCCTCCCGAGATGGAGCGCAAGCTCATCGAACAGAACCTCAAACTTCAAATGAAGAAGGAGGAGCACGAACAAAAACTACAGATGCGCCAAGCTGAGTTTGCTCAAAAGCAGGCCATCTATGATGCCAAAGAGGCCGCCAAGCTCCGCCGCCTCGGTGTGTAATTTCCATGCCCTCCACTACCCAAGCACCTATCCCGACCACACTCACTGAGTGGTCAAGGTCCGACAGCCATCGTGACCTCCTCGGCATTGCTTTGCGCCAGCCTTTTATGGTTGGGGCTTTTGCGGTGTTGCGTTACATGAATGCGCCCAAATCCTTGACGACATCTGACCCCAGCGCCGGAGCCCTCTGCCACCAATACCACGCTGGTTGGGAGGCGTGCCTGCGGGCGCTACAAGACCTCCCCGGGTTCAATGAGGGGGCATTCTCCAAAATTCAGAAAGCCTCTGAACTTGAACAAACCGGTCCTTGGAAATGGGCCGCTAACTCCCCCAAACCTGACTCCGCTCAGTAACCGCGATCAACCCCCACATCACCCACCCCCAATATGCTCGTCGACCCCGCCAACCCAACTGCTCCTGAAGCTCCTGTCCGAGACACAATCATTGACCGCCTTGGGGCGGTTGACGACTTGTTTGCTGAACCACCTGCGCCTGATCCTTCCAACCCGACTCCACCGGCTGACCCTTCTACCAATCCGGCCAGCCCTCTACCAGCGGACTCTGATAAAGACGACATGGCTTCTTTCCTTGAGAAGGAAGCCGCGCCTGCTGACCCAGACGCTTCGAGCGTCAAACCTGACGAAGCAGATGACAAGGTTCCAGATGGGCTAACTGAAAAAGCTGGTCAACGCTGGAAGGAACTGAAGTCTGAGATCAAGGATTGGAAGCGGAAATTTGAAGAGGCTTCCACATCTCAAGCCCCGCCTGAAGCGGTCAACAAGCTGAAAGCTGCTGAAGCCGAAGCCACCTCGCTGCGTGAGAAGCTCGAAAGCTACGAGCGTGAACTGACCGGAGTCAAACTTGAAGCTACAGAGGAGTATCAGAAGCGCGTCATCCAACCGCTCGACACGGTTCGAGCGACGGTGGAAGACCTCGCAGATACCTACGAGCTGGACATCGAGGCCCTCAATTCGGCTGTTGTGGAAGACAATCGCAAAGAGCGCGTCAAGAAGCTCGCTCGATTGGCGGAACCGATGCTGGAGCCCGATCGTTTGAAGCTCTACCGGACTGCTGAGGAGTTTGACGCCATCGTCAACACCAAGACCTCGCTTGAAGAGAACGCGGCCGAGACCCTTCAGCGGTTTGACCGAGAGCGTGCAGACACTCAGCGTCGCCAGTCGGTCGCGGAGCTGCACAAACAGAAAGAAGCCGCCGACCAGATGTGGGAGTTGATGGCCCGCAAGCTGCCCTTCTTGGCAGACGAAGCGACTGCCAAAGCCATTCGCGCTGAGGCAGATACCGTAGATTTCAGTTCCGCTGATTCCGGGCTTCGTGCCTACGGTGCCTACGCCGGGGCTGCGCTGCCTCGTCTTTCCAAGGCTCTGCGTGAGAAAGATGTTCGGATCGCTGAGCTGGAGCGACAGATTGGTGCTTTCAAGGGGGCGGCCCCTACTGCAGGTGGTAGTGCGCCTGCCTCCGGCCCTAAACCGGGATCGTTCCTTGACGCCATTGAACAGGGACTTGGAGGGCGATAAGATTTTCCTTGACTGATAGGGGGCTCGTCATAGTTTGACGGCGAGTTCGCTCGGTATCTCCAAAACCGTTCACCGTTAGAGTCTATGAGCCTACCTTCCCTTGGCTCGGGGAGTTCATCTGTCAGTCAATCCCACCCCCTCTCTACCCCCTACTTTTATGCCTGCTACTCTTTCTGAATCCCAGCTCGATACGGTCAACTCTATCCTCGTCAGCGAGGCTGGTCGCATCGGTCCTGACATCTACACCAAGTCGCTCAACACGTCCGCGTGGCTCAACCTCGCTCAGCGAGGTGCCTTCCCTGACGAAATGGGCGACGTCATCAACGTCCTCACTTGGGAGCGTTCGCTTCCTGCCAACGGTCTGACGTGGACCGACGTCAACACCCAGCAGTATTTCAACAATGCTGGAGGTGACGGCTCGCTGAGCCCTGATCCCCAGACGTTGGCAAGCTGTCTCCCGACCGCCGCTAAAATCAGCTTCGGTCAGACGGTTCGCTCCTACGGCCTCAAGCAGGCTGCTGTGCAAAGCCCGAAAATCTGCGTCAATGACCTTCGCTTTGCTGCGAAGCGCAAGGACCAGCTCACGGCGATGTTCAACATCCTCAAGGACAACACCAAATGGGCGTGGGAAACCTACTACCGCGCGGTCTACGCTGACTTGGCTGAGCACAAGGTCGTCGTCACCTCTTCGCTCACCAGCGTGGATGGAGCTGCCACTTGGGCTACGCCTGTTGTCGGCACCGTCGCCGCAATGCGACACCTCTCGCAGGGCATCCTCGACCGCGTCTACCTCAAGCTCGTCCGTGAGGGCGCTGAACCTTGGGGCATGGAGAACGGTCGCCCAATCTACGCTGTGGTGCTCAGCCCTGAAGCTCAGGAGTTTCTGTTCCGTGGCATCGGCGGGCTCAACCTGCGCGATGACTTCCGCTACAACAACTCCCGCGTCAACGAGCTGCTCGCCCCTCTGGGTGTCGAACGCTCCTACAAGGGTTGGTTCTATCTCGTGGACATGTTCCCTCGCCGGTTCAATGTCACCGAAGTTCCCGCCTCCAGCCCCACCGCCTACCAGTGGACTGAAATCCTTCCCTTCGCCCCGGAAGAAACCACCAACGGACGTCGCTTCGTCCTCAACTCCGAGTATGAAATCGCGGATGTTGAAGAAGCCTACGTCTTCGTTCGCGAGGCCCTTGAGTTCCAAGTGCCGAAGGCGATCACCGCTCCCGGCGGTGGCACGGCCTTCTCGACGCTGAACTACATGGGTGACTTCCGTTGGCTCAACATTCCGCACGAAACCACCAACCCTGACGGGACGATTGGTTTCTTCCGCGGTGTGATGAGCGTGGCCGCCAAGCCACAGGCTCCCGACCTCGCCACAGTGTTCCGCTTCCGCCGCTGCGCCCCGAGCGTTGCTGGTCTGGCCTGTGACGCCACCAGCGATCCTGCTCCGATCGCTCCGTAACCTACTGAGTGACGGGGAGGGAGGACTGGCCTTTTACGCCTACCTCCCTCCCCTGATCTCATTTTTTTTTTACCCCTACAGCACCCCCTCCTACAGCGATGACCAGCCTCCCAACTCCTGAAGGTTTTGAAATCCCAGAGGGCACGAAGGAAGGTGACACCTTTGAGGCCATGGCAGAACTCCGGCTTGACGCTGGCGGCCGCCTAACCCTCATCAGTCTGGAAGGCTGCGATTGCGAGATGGGTGAAGATGCCGGACCTGAAGGCGAAAAAGGCAAAGGTAAGAGCTTCGTCAGTCAGGTCGAGATTAAAATTGGCTCTGCCGGTCTCGACTAATGAATTTACACGTTGTCCTCAATGACCGTATTCTGGCGTCGTCTCCACGAGCCCGAGTCCCTATTCGCAGCCTTGCCGCTCGTCGCGGTGATAGCTTGACGATCGACGTTTCGTTCTCAATGGATGGACGTGTTGGGCCGCTCCCAGCCGGAGCTATTGTGAGGATTGCTGCGTATGCTGGCCCCGGCTCTCGTGATCCCCTAGTATACGCCACTTCCCCGACCATTGTCGGGCGGGGCATCGCTACTCGGTATCGGTTCTCCGATGTCAGCTTCACGCTGTCTGGATTGTCAGGCCAGTTCGCTGCTCAGCGAGTGGTCCCTCTCACGTTTGAAGTCCGAGTCCAATCCGCCTATTCTATCATCACCACCGCACCTGTCACACTGAACGTATCTCAAACCGCTCAGCTGCCATGACGCCCCCTACTCCTGACACGCTACCAAGCACGCTAGCTGCTATCCTTGGAGGGACTTTTAACCTCCTCGCTTTTATCGTCTCTATGCAGGATATTGAATCATGGCTCCGCGTCAGTTCTTTGGTAGCTGGTAACCTTGTTGGATTCTTGACTATTTGGAATCTGGCCCTCTCTATCCGGCGAAAGAAGGCGGTTGACAAAAAAGAGCCGAATGTCAAGCTTTGACGCCATGCCCTCTCTCATCTCCAAAACTACCGTCCTCGGCGTCATCACTATCATTGCCGCTATCGCCAATGCAGCCCTCAGCTTTCTGAAAACTGGCACCCCCGGTGACATGGGCGAACTCGTCGCCCTCATCGCTGGCGGTTACGGACTTATCAAAGCCGCTGACGCGAAGTGATCTCGTTCTCCGCGCTTACGTCATCCTTGTCCGCCTTCCTGCTTGCTGCAGCTGAGGCGGCTAAGATTTTTCCGATCTGGTTAGCGTGGAAATTAGCTGTCGAACTCAACGATCTTGACGATGAAATTTTTCGCTACAGTGCTTCTACTTCTGTTGACCGTGCCCGGCTGTTGCAGTTGGAATCACGACACGCGAGACTCTCCCGCCTCTATGCCCTCGTCAGCCCCGCCACGATTGTTCCTTCGGGCAAATCAGAGCTACGTCCCACTGACGGATGAGGTTTGGGTCAACCTGCAAGACCATTTGGAAATCCTAGCTGACCGCAACCGACTACGCGCCCTCGCCCAATGAGTACTCCCCCATCAGCCAAACTGAGACCAGAACACTCGCTTGCAATCGGCAAACACATCCTTGATGTGGAAGCTCGCCGTGACCGTAGCGGACGCCTTGTTGTCTACCGACTGCCCGCTGGTGATGGTGGGGGCACCTTCGAGGTTGCGGGCATCAATGACCGGTATCACCCCGAGGCTGCGGCCCGCCTCGCGTCCCTCATCGCTGGCAAAAAGTTTGTGCAGGCTGAGCAGGAAGCTGCCGAGCACATTCTGAAGGTCACAGATACAGCAGGCAGTTGGGCTCGAAGTCCTTTTTCGGAAGCGGTTCTTCGAGATACCGCCTTCAACCGAGGCACTACTGGCTGTGCCCGCACCCTGCAGGTGGCCCTTGACGTGGAAGTTGACGGCAAGGTTGGTCCGATGACGTTGGCTGCGCTGGCTCGCGCTGAGAAAGAGCCGCGTGCTTTTCTTCTCCGGTTCCGTGAAGCCCGTGAAGCCTATGAACGGAAGGTGGCTCCTCCGGTTGGGAAGCGGGTAAAATTCTGGAAAGGGCTGGTCTCTCGTTGGGACCAGACTACTAAGTTCAGCAACACCCTTATCTGAGCTATGGCGACTTGGCGAGGCAAGGAAGTCACTCTCGATTCACCCCGGAAAATTCCCGGGGTCACTCCTTCTGGCAAGAAGAAGAGCGTCTTCGTCCGCGACCCTGATACCGAGAAGATTCGCATTATCCATTTTGGGGCTGAAGGCTACGGCCATAATTACTCTGCGGCCGCGCGCAAGTCATACCTCGCCCGCTCCGCCAAGATTCGCGACAAAGGAGGTAGTTTGACCAAAGACGACAAGACCAGCCCGAACTACTGGGCTCGTCGTGAGCTTTGGGCTGGTCCGGGAGGAGATCGAAAGACCCCACCTAAGGGCAAGGGCAAGTATTGACGGCAACCCTGACGGCGATTAGACTGACGATATGATCCGCCCGAAGCCCGACATCCCAGAGCGCATTCCCGTTCTTTCTTTCCCGACTCCTGAGGGGCAGGCCGACCTGCTCTTCTATGAAATCCGGGACGGAGACTTGCCCAAAAACAAGTCGTGGAGTTATGGAGACCCCCACCCGGACACTGCAAAGTTCCCTCACCATGAGTTGGTGTTTGTGACCGCTGAAGGGGGCGCTGGATGGCAACGGTGGTATTACTCCGCCAACCGGGAGAATCAGCATCGCTACAACTGGCAGCTGACGGACACTCCTGACTGGCCCCAGCTTACCCAGACTTTTATCGTTCGTCGGTCTGACTTTTCGGTGACGGCAACTTATGACATGCCCCCGATCGAAGTCTTAGCCTACCCGCTTGAGTGGTCTGTAACGGGGGTCGAAGAGAGGCCCATCAACGATGAAGTGCTCGCGTCAACTTTTGTCATGGTAGCGGTCACTCGGGAGAAACTGCGCGTCCGCCAAGTCATTGCATCCCTCAGTATCGGCACTATTGCGGGCGCACCGGCGCTCAGCACCCAAGGAACTTTGTTGGTCATCAACGATTACATTGAGTGCCCTGCCGCATACCTACCTCCGGGTGTCCGGGTCAGTAATTTTAGCCACCCGGCTACGGCATACACAGCTGTAGCCGCTTTTGCTACAGGGATTTTTGACGCCGTGGCAGTTCGTTATGTTGACTCTGAAATCGTCGGTAGGGAGTTTGACCCTGAGATCAACGCCACAACTTCTTTCCGGCGTGCTAAGGTTCCCGCCAATACGACGATCCCCTCCGGTATTCAGTCTGACGGGTCTATCGTGGAGTTGCAGCCCATCAACACTTTGTGGTCGATCAAGAACACCAAGAAAGCTGCGGGCCTCGCTGGCTCCGCTATCAACGGCAAGGCAACCCGCACTTTCCAGATCGTCACCAACTGGGCTTGGCCTGCTGTCCTAGACTACGTCAACATCACACCAGTCTACGTTGATGACATCTACTCGGCGATCACAGGGTATGTCACCTCCCCTAGATTTGTCGCAGACGCCTACTCCGGCCCGTGCCTCGCGACGATCATCGAAGAGTGGACTTCTGCGCTTCCTGTAGTTGGCGGAGACTCAACATGGAACAGCACTAAAACCACCAGCCCGCTCCTGCCTGAGCCAACGCCACTGCTGCCTAAGGCCATCTCCTTCAACAGCCCCCTGCTTGACGTCAGCGTGCCGGAATGCCTGCACGACTACATCACCTTCTTTGCAGCCAATTTCCAGCAGGAATACCCAGCCACGAACTACACTCGCTGGCCCGGAAGCATTGTGGCCGAGGTAGACCTTCGAGCTCACCAAGGCGGGTGGCTCAAGCGTGTTATGCTCGTCAACTGCCCCTCACAAGCAGGTGTAGCTCCTGAGCTTTATCTTACTGTAGGCACCACTTTTGCCACATCTTTCCAACTCAACTGGGGAAACTTGGCCGCTACGACAGCCTTGAAATTAGACGTCTCCTCAGACCCCGCATTCAAAACTGGTTTCCTACCGGGTTTCAAAGAATTCAGCGTCCTCGGGCTAGCCACCAAGCTCGTCGAAGGGGCTTCGCGTGGCGTGCCTTACTACAGTAGGTTGACTGTGACTCGGACGTTTGGAAGCACCGTGGTGGTGAGGCAGTCGAACATTGCAGTAGTGATGTGCCCGCCGCAGGCAGAAATCGCACTCTCCACACCCGGTCCTGACGGACTCGTCAATACCATTGATGATGTGGCGCTGCCCGCTGTAACGGGTGTCATCGCCTTTGGCCAAGCCCAAACAACTGAGGACACCTTCAAGACAATCATTATCCGCAACGATGGGCTGCTCAGCCTGTCGGGAATCGCCGTCGTATTTGTGGGTGGATACCAGTCCTACTTCTCGGTAGTTGGGACGCTACCTACATCCGTAGCCCCGGGAGGGTATGAGACCGTCCGCGTTAAAATGCGTCCTACGGCTGCGGTCGGGGCCATCAGTGTGAGTATGACGATCACGTCCAACGCCGTCAATATCCCGTCGTATCTGGTGACGCTGACTGGGACGGCCGTGCAGCCTGAAATTGACGTGCTCTACGCCGGAGTGTCGCGGCCTTCTGGCGGCAGCACTGTTGCCTTGGGCAACGTCAACACTGGGTCCGTCAGCACATTCTCGTTCAATATCCTCAATAGCGGGAATGGAGCGTTGACTGCTGTGGTAGATATTTCTGACTCTTCGAGTCCTTCTCCTTGGACTCTGCTTAGTTCTCCCGAAGCCCCGATCGCAGCCGGGGCCTCAGGAACCTTCAGCATCAGCTTCACCCCCACCGAAGCTGGGGCAAAGACGCTGTCCGTGTCGATCAACAACAATGACCCCACTGGAGCGGAAGACCCTTACCTCCTAACCCTCAGCGCCACGGGTGTCGCCGTCGGCCTGATTGACGTGAACTCGCCCTCTGGGGTAGACCTGTCTCCGGGTGATTCATATTATTTTGGGTTCTCCGCAGCGACAGTTCTCAAGCAGGCGACCTTCGTGGTCGTCAACCGCGGAGTTGGGACGCTAAACTCATTGGCTGCAACACTCTCCGGCACCGACGCGGCGCAGTTTTCGGTTGGGTCGCTCGTCACCTCCGTAGTTTCGGGAGGCACTGCAAATTTGACCATTGGGTTCACCCCGGCTACAACCGGTTTAAAATCCGCTGTGCTGACGATCGCCAGCAGCGACCCTAACCAGCCGACTTACGTCATCAACCTCACTGGCACCGGTGGCACGGAGCATGAGATTCAGGTAGAGAGCCCTTTAGGGAGCATCTTGATCGACAACACCGGCGTCTCTACTTACGGGTCTATGTTGACGGGGACTTCCCGCACTAAACGATTCTGGATTCGCAACGTCGGAAATGCTGACCTCACTGGCTTAGCGGCCACTCTCACAGGCACTGACGCGGCAAAGTTCTTCGTCACCAACGTCGTTCTTGCCGACAGCACGACAGTTGTCACCCGGCTTGATCCGGGTCAGAGTGCTTTCGTTGACGTGACGTTGACACCGGGTATTACTGTTGGACCACTCGAAGCGGTGCTCAACATTGCGAGTAACGACCATGACGAAAATCCTTTCGAGGTGCCTCTTCTCGGATTCGCTTACAATTCCGGCAGCATTTCAACTTCCGACTCGGCTTCTTTGATCCTTGGGCAGACATCTGCTTCAGCCAATATAAACTCGATTTCCGCAGCCGGGCTCTACACCTCGCTGGGCTCTCGCCCCGCCGTCAGTTCCAGCGGGAGGGTCGCTATCGCTGACACGGTCGTCAACCGTGTTCTTATTTGGAACAGCTACCCAGCCCTTGCCACGGGTCAGGCTGCTGATCTCGTCATCGGTCAACCCAACTTTACGTCTGCTATGGTTACCGGCATTACGGCGTCAAACCTCCAGCTCCCAAAAGCGGTGGCGTGGTATGGTGAAAAGCTCTTAGTGGCTGATACCGGACGCAACCGCATCCTTATCTGGAACAACCCGACCGCTAACAACCAAGCCGCAGATATGGTGCTTGGGCAGGGGACCAGTTTCATCACTGGGACGGCTGGGGTCAGCGGGCTTAAATTTCGCGGGATCACTGACATTTTTGTAGTTCCTTCTGGATCGCAAGCGGGGAAAATCATAGCTACTGATCCGGGTAACTACCGCGTCCTCATTTGGAACAGTTTTCCCACAGGCAGTAATGCCCCCGCCAACCTCGCCTTAGGTCAGCCGAATTTGACCACTGGCACCGATCCCGCGGCGGCCCGCACTTTTGTCTTCTCGACAACAAATAAAGTTGTTGTCCCGAGGTTTAAGAAGCCTTCAGCAGTATGTGTCAGTCCATTAGACGGCAAACTCTACATCGCGGACGCGACGTTTAATCGAGTCCTTGGTTATGGGTCCATCCCTACTTCCGGGGCTACGCCCCCGGATATTATCTTGTTCCAGACAGACCTATCTTCTAGCTCCACTGGAGCCACTCGAAACTGGTGCAATGGCCCAAGCGGGCTGTCTATGAATGCTGTCGGTCAACTTGCCGTCAGCGACACCAACAATCGCCGCGTGCTTATCTTTTACACGGCTCCAGCTACCGGCAGTCAACCTCATGCTGTATTAGGTCAGCCTAACTTCACCACCAACTCTATTCTGGCACGCTCAGAAACGACGTTGAATGACGCCACCGGGTTGACGTGGCAGAGCGGAGACCTGTTGGTGTCTGACCTTAATCGAATTGCAATCTTCAAACCATGACCCCCGATCCTGACGAGGCTCCAACCCCTGAACCCCAGCAGCCCTCCCTCCTTGAAATTTTGAATGGTGGGCTTGGGGGTGACATGCAGTTTCAGGCGGTGAAGACGACGGTCGAGCAGCAGATTGACGCGGCCTTCGGGATGTTCCGCGTCCTTGGTGCAGGGTCTGTGGGTGGCTTGTCAACCTCCACCGAACAGTTCCTCTTCCTCAAATGACCTCTGGCGAACTCCTTGACGGCAAGGCCGGGCCAGAAGCTCAGGCCAATGAAATCTTCCGCGTCGTCTCCACCATGATTGACGAAGCGGTGTTGGAAGTTGGAGGTGTCTATTCTGCTGACGCAGGCACCGTCACCCATCCCGGGTTCCCTATCGTCGTTGTTCGAGAAGCCCTATGAGCCCAACCCAAGCCAGAGAAATCATCGAGGCCGCCGCTGAACGTATCGCGGAATGGAAATCGCGTCTCCGCGTCAACACTGGCCGGGGAGTGGAGTCGTGGAATAATAAGACCGGTCAGATGGTTTCTGTCAGAGTTCCCGGGCGGGAAATGGTTAAGGAGCCCGTTGTCTTCACCAACTTTTTATGGGCTAACATTACTCATTTCAAGTCGTGGGACCCTTCATATATCCCAAAAGAGACGATGGGCGGGACGCCCATTCCCGACGGAGGCCAGCTCCTCAGAAGAGGGGGGGTAGAGACCCTTGAGACGGGGTGGTTTGTTTTCTCCACATTGGGGAATCTCACCAGTGGGGAGTATAGCGATAAAGACCGCTACCTTCATTCTGATGACTTACTCGACTCTGAGACCTTTCCCGGATATTTTAACCTGAGATACAGTGGACACCGTATCGCCCCACTGAGCCCTGACTATTTAAGCCGCGACCCTCCAGCCAAAGAACCTGTTCCTACCGGGGCGCGTTACCTTCCTGAGCGTATTGGGCTTGGGATGCACTACAGGGATTCTTACTATGTGTATCCTCACAGCGGTGAGATGTTTGGGTGGATTTCACAGAATCGCACAGACACCACAGTGACGGTCCGGCTAGCTGTTAGGGGGTACTCTCCTGACTACCTTGACGACATTGCCCGTCGCAACCTCCCCGTAGATTTTGAAAAAGGTCAGGGCGTGGGGGCCTTTGACCTCCTACTAAGGCAGGAAGACTCCATTCTTGGACCTGCGTTTAGCACTCCCCCTTATGTTGACGAATATGGAAATGACATGCCGGGGGGGCTATCCTATTCTTCCAACCCACTCCTCTCCACAAGACGAGTCAGGGTGTCCCGCGCCCCCACAACTACTCGATTCATTAGCCGCCCGATTGATAGCTACTACGTTTCCGAGTCTCCGGGGATCATCGAACTAATGGCGTATCGAAAGGTTTGACGCCCGCCTGTCAATCATATACTTTGTCAACATGTCCTCTGCCCGCTTGACCGTCGCCAAAGCCCGTGACCTGCTCTATGAGCATGTGGACGCTGGCAACCCAATGGACGAGAAGTTTCTCCGCCTCATGAACCAACTGCTCCAGCGGTTCATTGATAGCGGACTGTGGGCGAAGGCTGAGTTTCAGGCCGATCTCAGCGCCCCGAATGGTTACATCACCCTCCCACGGCGAGCCTCTGCGTTGCTGGGTATGCGGGTATCCAACCAAGCCCCACGGCGTATCTATGCGTTGGCCCACGAGTTCAACGAAGTCGGTCCCGGTTCCCATGAGTTTGACCGCACGATGGTGTCAGTTATGGAAATGGAGGATGCCTGCGTCCACACTGACCTGACAGCTTCCGCTACGGTCTACCTTCGTGTCACCGCTGGAGACGCTGGCATTGGTGGGGTGGCTGTGCTGCGTGGCTACGACGCCGCTGGTAAACGACTCTACTCCGCTGATGGGCAGGATGGCCTTCGCGTCACTCTCGCCAGTGGTGACAATAACTTTCCTTCTGCGGTGCTCCGCATTGAAAGTCTGACGTTACCCCTGATGAGCAAATACTGCTCCCTTCGCACGGGCACCACTGAGCTCGGTGTCTACGAACCCGGTGAAACGGACCCCAGCTACCGCCGCTATAAGGTCGGAGCTGTTCCATCCAACTGCACCATTACTGCCCTCTGCAGCCGCCGTCATGTCGATCTCGTCAACGAAGATGATATGGTGATCCCGAACAATATCGGCGCTCTGAAGCATGGACTCATTGCCCTCCGCCTTGAGGACCAGTCAGACCTTGACAGCTCCGTCGCCCACTTCGATCAGGCTTACACCTTGTTAAATGCCGAACTTCGCCGCCTCCGCGGTAAGGCTCGCGTCATTCCTTCGTTCAACTACGGGTCTCCCGGACTCCGCACCTCCTACTGATTATGGCTATCACTGCATCCCGCACTACTCTTGGAATGGACCGCGAAGTCGCTCGCGAGTCTGCCTCTTCAAATGGCCGCGCCTCTCTCATGCGCAAGGGCCTTCGCCAAGCCAAGAAGGAGAAGAACTATGAGAAGGCTCTCCAGTTCGCCGCTGGTCTCGAAGGTGAGGGCAAAGCCTACGGCATGACCGGCAGCGCCGCTGACACGGCCTCGCTCGCTCAGGGTCGTGTGGCCTCCCGCGAAGCTCTTGCCAACCAGATGCGCTCTCAGACGCCCGCCCTCACGGGCCAGACCCGCGAAGCTAAAATCTCTGCGGCCAAGTCCGCTGGGACTTTTGAGTCCACTCGTCAAAAGTATAATGCTGACGCCAAGTCTTCTGGCAAGACCATGGACGAGGCAGGCAATATCACTGACCTGCCGAAAGAGACCCCTCCCGCCACTGGCACTACCCCTCCCGCCACTGGTGGCACTTCAAAGCCCGCCGCTGGTGCTCCCCCTCCCGCCGCTGGTGGCACTTCAAAGCCCGCCGTAACTGTTGTCCCTCCCGGGCAGAAAGCCCCTTCAGAGGTCACCTCCCCGCGACTGAAGCTGGCCAACGCCCTCAACGAGGGGCGCATCACAGTGGGCAGTGATGAGGAAGCTAACCGACTGGTTCAGTCGGCTTCTGACGGCACTACCCCACTCGTGGCAGACAAGAAGAAAGAGACGCAAGTGAAGCGTGATCGCCTCCTTGCGAAAGGGCGTGCGATGCCTTCCCGAACAGCATAACCTCCCCCTACTATGGCACTCGCTGACTGGCTCAACCCCGCAACCCCGCAACCCACCTACCTCACATCGCGTGCGGCGGGTGTCGTCGTGCCTGAGTTTTACAAAGCCGCCTCGGAGGTTCGCAAGAACGCGATGGCCATGGCGAGTGATGAACAATCCCTTCGTCTGCGGGAAGAAGACGCCCAGCGTGCCCGCGACGCCGAGGCCCGGCGCAAGAATGAAGAGGCTGCCACCGCAGCCGTCATGCCTCGCCTGACGCAGCTTGACCCTACCCAGCCGGGATACTTCAAAGAAGTCGGCAAGCTCATGGCTGAGCCCGGAGGCGCTAATGCCCTCGCCTCACAATCCATCCGGTCATACCTTGACATCGCCGGGGGAGCTCGCGCCGATCAGCAACGTCTGGATGCGGAAGCTCGCACCAATAAGGAGCGTCTGGCTGAGGAAGAGCGCAACACCGCCCGTGAAGTCTCACGCGAAGAGCGCCTCGACTCCCGCGGTAGTCTGGAAGGCGCTGAGAAATTGGCCCAGAAATACGCTGAAGATTTACAAGATGATGACTTCATGCCTGCCTACACCGCCGAGCTTAACAAGATTCGTGAATCTCAGAAGTCGAAACCGACTGAAGTCCCCTCCATGCTGGCAACCTTGACGGAAAAGATGACCCGCGACCGTAACCAACGGTCTATCAAGAAGGACCTCATCGACTCCGGCATGGCTCCTGACCAAGTCGAGAAGCTGCGGGAGAAGGACGGTAAATTTGGCGACCTCGCCAAATCAAAGATTGGGCTGCTCAAGCAGCGCGTATCCTCCAATCAAATTCTCTCAGCCCGTATTCGGGTGCTCCAGTCTGAGATGGAGAATGAGGTTGACCGAGACAAACAAAAAGTTCTCCTTGGGGAACTGAAGGCGCTCCTTCAGAAAACTGGGGCTGCCGGGGAAGACGGAAGTCCTGACGCAGGATCGAAGTATATTATGCCTTCCGCGACTGGGGGATCTCCCGCGCCGAGTAAGGGAGACAATAAAGGTCCATGACGAAGCCTTCTTGACGAAAGGCCGAGCGTTAGGCATGTTGGCGTAATATGGCTACCAAGACCTTTGACGCCCTCCCGAGTTGGACCGATGTAGAGTCCTCATCCAGCTTCCAGACTGCTGACCCTAAATCGCGTTCACAGGCATTTGATCTGTGGAAGCAGGACTTTATCGAGACGGCCGCTCAAGACCCTGACAATCTTTCTCCTGAAGGATGGCAGCAATTCAAGAAGCGCAGCAAAGAGAAGAAAGCCGAACTACGCGGGAGTGTCGGGTTCATCGCGGCTACTGAAGAGGTTGACGACGAGGCGGAGACCGACGCTCCTGACCGTATCCAGCTTGCTTCTCGCCGACGTGAACTTGAGACCAAAGCAACCAAGACCATTTTTGGCGGGGGTGGGTTTCTCACGCTGCCTATCCCTGAACAAGAAGAGCTGACCGCTCTTCGTGGGGCATTATCTGACTCTGACGACGACGACCTTGACGCTGTCGAGGAAACCGCCAACGACGACCGTGAGTTTCATGTGGCCAACGGGCAGTTCTATGCCAGCCCTTCACTTGCCCTATCCACGTCCCGCTATCGCGAGGCCGTCAACAAGACTTCGCTGACAACAGAACAAAAAGCCGAGGCTTTGATGAGGGGCAAAATCCTCCGTGAAGATGTGGGTTCCCGCCTGCGTGGCGAGCTCACCAACATGGAAGACGCCTTCGAGGACTCTGTCTGGGGCTCTGACAAGTTCCGGGAATTCGAGAAGGACCTTCGTGACGGCAACCCTGACGCCTCTGACGCTGACGTCATGGAAAAGTGGCAGAAGGAGAACGGCTCGTGGTATTCCAATCTCGGCACTCAGCTCAAGCTCGGTGCTCTTCGTGGTGCCAGCGATACCGTTGGTGGATACTATGGCCTCAAGCGGCTTGTCGGATCAAAAGACGAAGAGACTGTTCTCCGCGCTGAAGCTGCTGGTCAACTTAGTGGTCAACTCGCTTCTGCCAGTCAAGCCGCCGGTGGGGCCACGCTGGCCGCTGACGCTGCCTCCATGGTCGTTACTTCCCTCGCGACGGCTCCTGCGGGCCTCGCTGGTCGTGGTGTGGTTGCGCTTGGCCGGGCTGGCCTTGCGGTGGCTGGACGCACGGCTGCTGCTGCGACCGCTGGTCGCCTCGGTGCTGGGGCTCTCGCCCGCGCTGCAACTCTGAGGGCTGGTGGTGACGCGGCGGCAAGGCTCGTGGCCCGTCAGGTGGCGATGTCTTCCGCTGGTGGCCTTGCCGCCGCCTCCTTCGCCGCAGGCATGCAGAGCGCAGGTGGGGCGTTCAATCAGTATTATGACGACTTCCTGAAGGAAGAGATGTCCCGAATCCCAACAGATCAGCAGACCCCGGAAACGGTGGAAGCCGCACGCCGTCGCGCGCGTGATGGCGCTCGTGCCCGAGCTATTGTATCCGGCCTTGTTACCGCGGCGATCACCGCTGGTTTCGGTGCAACCGGTGCTGAAAAGCTCTCCGCGCCCAATGTCAGCAAAGCTGCGCAGGCAGCGAGGGAAGGCATGTTCGTTTTCCTCGGTAAGTCGCTCGGCAAGGAAGCCTTGTCAGAAGCAACTGAAGAAGGTCTTGACGAGGGCATCAACGGGATCATTGACAAGCTCACCGTCGAACCCGGCAAGCCCGTCTCTGAGGTCATCAAAGAAACCTTGACGGCCGCTGTTGCCGGGGGACTTCTCGGTGCTGGCATGTCCGCTCCCTTCGCTTCTTGGGACGCTTATGAGGCACGCAAGCAAGCTAAACAGAACCCGGCGGTTCAGGCGCAGCTCAGTGCTGCCGACAAAGCTGAGGGCGCGGGTGCTTCAGCCGTGGCGGCTGTCGTCCGCGAACAAGCTGAGGGGGACGTCCAGACGAACCTTGACCGCAAAGCCGCTGAAGCTCAGCGTGTGGCCGACGCAGCTCTCACTCCTGCCCCTGCCTATGAGCAGGCCACCATTGTCGCTCGTGCTGTCAAAGCTCAGCTTGAAACCCTGACACCCGACGACCCAGCGCGTGAGGCGTTGCAGCAACGTCTTGACGGGATCAATGCGGCGATCTCTGCCTCTGGCCCTGAAACCATGATCCCGATGGCGGAGCCCGCACAGGCTTCCGACGTTGTTGAAGCCTCCGACCCTTTTAACGCCCCTGCTGACAGGGCCACGGAAATCCAATCTAGGCTGGATGAAATCGAGAAAGATAAAGGTCCGCGCCAAGAAGTAACTCTCGCGGCTGACGGAACCCCAACTCCCGGGTATGCCCGGATCAACACCACTGAAGAGGACGCGCTGCTAAAAGAACTGGACGCGCTGAATCAGGCTGCTCCGGCCCCGCCTCCTGTCACTAATCCTGCCCCGCCTCCTGTCACTAATCCTGCCCCGGCACAAGACCCCCTTACTCTCGCCAAGTCCCAGCCTGTCGGAACCAAATTTACAGATAGTCGAGATGATGTGTGGGAGAAAGTCCTCGATGGGTGGACGCTGACCTCCAAAGAATTTGAAGGTTCTCGGGGTGTCGCAACTACTCGCCCGATGACCGACGAAACGGCAACAAAGAGTATTCGGGACCAGTTGCTCGCTGCTGCTCCTGCTGCTGCTCCTGCTCCTGTCACTAATCCGGCCCCGCCTCCTGTCACTAATCCTGCCCCGGCCCCAGCTAACGTGCTCCCACCCGGAGCCACAGCCCCGCCGAAGTTCCCTGTCGGGAAAGGTGCCATCGTCTTCTCTGATGCGTATCGTAGTAGTGGCAACCTCACCGTCACCGGCGACCCTGTGTGGGACGCAGGTGAGAAGGAGTGGAAATACCCAATCGTGACTCAGGAAGGGCGCTCCTTTGAAAAGGGTCTCTCTGAGAGGCACCTCACCCGAGTGGTGTCTCCTGCCCCTGCCCCCGCACCCACAACCTCACCACAAACCCCCACTACCAATGAAAGCCAAGTCACCCCCCAAACCGATGCCAAACGTCTCCCTCCCTCCCCCGAAGGAGTTGATTATCCCCAAGCCCGTGACGGCAGTCGAGCCGTAGTCACTACGCCATCCTCAGCGATCCTCAGCGAACTGGCCAAGCTGCCAAGCGTCGAAGCCAAGCTGAACTGGTTGCGTGAGAACGGCTTTCTCACGCAGATCGAAGGCAGCAATAGCGTCGAGCATGAGGACCGCGTGATGGTCCTCATGCGAGTTGGCAATGCGAACATCCCGTTCTACATTTCGACGGGGAGGGCCGGGAAGAAGAATGTGGCCGTGGGCAAGTGGTATGCCGTCTGGGGTATCGGAAGTTCTGGCTGGATCAACAAAGGCCGGGAAGAGGACATCAACACCCAGTATGGGTATCCGGTCCTCCAAAAGCTGGCCAAGATTCTCAATGAAGGCGTTGGGTCCATTGACCCTAGCTCAGTCCCAGCTCTGTCTGACTTCGACAGCGTGAACTCTCAGATGAACATGGGCTTCACCCCAGCAGCCGACCCAAGTGACCAGACTTTTTGGTCGAACGTCAGTCAGGCTTTGACGCGAGTTAATGAAGAGACCGAAAAACTTGGGAAAAGTCCTGCCCAACAAACACCCGCTCCACCACCTCTCGCCGCCCCGTTCAAGACTCCCCCTAAACCCACCACCCCCACCACCAATGACACCCAAGCAAAAGAGCCGCCAGCAGGTGGCGTTCCTTCTGTCAAAGGGCAGCCCGCTGTCCGAGCCCAAGAAGGCCAATCTGAAACGCGAGCTCCATCAGGGGGTCGTCAAGATCAAGCAAGCTCAGGCAAAGCGTTGACGAAACCGGAGGCGGCCTTGTCCCGCGCCGAAGTGAAGCGTCAAGCTGCTGAGCTTGCCAAACGCCTCACAGCAAACGCAACTCCCCCGGCTGGTGTGCCGCAGGAGCGTGGCAAAGCTCCAGCTCCTGCACCCGCCACTACCCCGCAAAAGAAGGCGGAAGAAATCATCCAGCAGGAGATGTTTGACGCGAAGGCGATCCCATCGAGCTCCGTTGTCTCCAGCAAAATGAAGGCTCTGACGGGCAAGGGCTTCGCGCTTGGCAGCCCTCCGCTGAAGGCGCTTATGGATCGCTTGCGCGCCGCGTGGGAGGCAGCCTACCCACCCCAATCGGGTCTCCCTGACGGCTTCTTCACCGGATCGGTCGATGGAGCAGCAATGAAGAGGCTGCCAAAGAAAGAGAAGTCCATCAATGACGCTGGTGGCCGAGTGCCCTTCAAGACTGTCGGCGGCAAGCGCGTCGGTTTCTTCACCAACGACCCGGTCATCACGGCCAAGCAGATCAATGCCGGACTGAAAATCACCGTCCCCGTTGAGCTCCGCAAGAAGGTTGCGCCGGGGATCGAGATCAACCCGACCACCGGTGTAGTGACCGCTGCGTATGACTTTGCCCGCGGGGCAACCGCCGTCAAGAAGGCGGGAGATTGGCACGCCCTTTACAAAGCCAGCCCTCAGCGGGCAGCCCGCGCTGAGACCCTCTTGGTTGAGGGTGAGAAGGTAGCGGCGAAGACCGGTAAAACTTTGGAGGAGTTGGCTGACGAGCTTCGTCAAACTACCAACCTCATCAACGCGATGGTCTCCGGTAAGAAGAAGTCCTCCGCCGCTGTTTTGAGCTCCCTCAAGGAGGAGAAAAAGATTCTCGTCCGTCAAGTCATCGCCATGACAAAGACGCAGAACCCTCGCACCCCTTTCGTGGGGACTGACGCTTATCTGGCGCAACACGCCCCTGCTGAGGTGCCCGGGGAAGATGTTCTCCTCACCGCCTACCTGCGCTTGGGCGCTCGCTTGGGGCTGAGCGACGGAGTAGACGAGCTTGGTGGCCTGACGTATGTGCAGAACACCGTTCGCAAAACTGTCGCGACGCAGTGGCCATCCCTGTTGGAAAGTGACATGCTCACCGCGATCGAAGGGGCGGTCATCAATGATGCCACTGTCAAGGTTCGCAAGCTGCTGATGGGGAACCCTGACGCCGACCCTGCAACCCTGCTGGCCTCCCTCCCAAACATGGTGCAGTTGGTCCACGGGGTAGTTAAAAAGTTCGGGGAAGCTGACCGGACTTACCGCAGCGTTATCAGCGGAAGCATTGACGAAGAACTGTCAACGGCTGACCGCCTGACCGCTGGATTAGCTACCGAAGTTGCTCAGGTAGACGCTGAAGCCTTGGCGGAGCGAATGAGCGAAGATGAATCTGCTGCGACTCCTCTGACTGACGGGGAGATCGAGCTACTTCGCAAAGATCTGCAGGCGATGAACGACGGCAACCCTGACGAGTTCAGCCTTGGACTGTTGATGAATAGCCCGCTACAAGCTCGTCGAGCTCTGGCAGCTATCGAACAAGGACTCCAGTTCAAAGTCGGTCCTGACGGCGACCTAATTTTTGAGTATGGGCCTGCCCTCAAAGCTGAAGAGTCTCAGGAGCTCACGACCATCCTTGACGGGGTTGTCCCTCCGGGAAGCACTGATCTCTTCAAGCGCCTGTCGTCCCGCCCTAACGTCGCCCGGTTCCTCATTGATCTGACAACCCTCGGGCGCGAAGCCCTGAAGAGTGAGAAGACCCGAGCTGGGGCACCAATGTTCAAGGCCGAGGATTTGCGGAAAATGAACCTCGTGGAGGTCTGCAAAATTGTGAAGGCCGGAGACCAGACCGCTTCGGGGCGCATCATTATGCAGGCCCGGGAAAACCTTGCCGTTTACTCTGACTCCACCAGTCTCACTCTGACCGAAGCCCGCACGATTCTGGGAGCACTGCTGGGTGAGTCTGCTACCAAACCAGCGGAAGTTCGCGGACGCAGCACGACACCAACTTCCCTCGACCAGCAGCGCGCGCAGGAGAAAGTCGCTGGCTTGAAATCAGTCCTCGACGCCACAAAGGACACTATTGATTTTAGCAACGCAGAGCTCGCCCGACTCAAAGAAGCTGACCGTGTTCTCAAAGAACGCGCCAGTGAACTGCAGGACCAGCTCAAGCAGCCGAACGCGAAGAAGGACCAGATTCAGCGCGAACTCAACAAGGCCAACGGAGCTATCTCGCGCAATCGTGAGAACATTGTCCTGACCGAGCAAAGTTTGGAAGGACTTACCAAATCCCTTGAGGGGGCGACCAAAGCCTACGCAGCGGTGGCCATTCGGTCCACTCCACCCCCGGCTCCGGTTGTGGCTGCACAGAAGGCAAAGGTTGACGAGGCACTGAAGAATGGTGAGAAGAAATCAGAAGCCAAGCGCCGACAGGCTACTTCCCCGGCCCCAACTAAGGCAACCAATGCCGGGTTGGCTATGATCCCTGAAACCCCGACCCCCGTCAACACGGAGTCGGATCGGTCCATGTTCAAGAGCGAGCTCGCTGCGATTGGCCTGACCTCCGGGGCTGACGCTGCTGGGATCATCACTGTGCTGAAGCGCCTGTCCGTCAAGGAAGGCACCGGCAGCACTCACTTCAAGTCACTGGCCCGCATCTTCAGCGACAACCCCGCCCTCTTGAACGGTATCTCCAGCGTGGAGATCGTGGAGAACCCGGCGCTCGCTGACGACGTCAGCGTCGTCAACGGCGTGTTGACGCTCAACGTGGCGGCCATGACGCCAGTTCTTGACGGCACACCCCGAGGCCCTGAAGCCCTGCTACGCGGGGTCATCACACACGCTACCAAGTCACTGACCTCACCGGAAGCCGTGCTGAGCACAAATCAGCGCACGGCATTGGGCAAGCTCGAGGCACTGCGTCAGGAAGCGATTGCTATGGAGCCGGGCACGAGGGCTCCGGGGTTGCAGCCTCGATTCACGGACGCTCTCACGGACACGGCCTCCTTCATGGAAGCCATGCTGACGTCCCCCGAATTCGGGGAGATGCTCCAGTCCTACAACACTTCCATCAAGACGCCAAAACTGAAGTCTGCTTGGGGTCGTTTCTGGGCGGCGGTGGGCGAACTCCTCACGGGCAAAGTCGTGCCGTTTGGGTCTACACTACATGTCGGCCTGATGAACGCTGGCGCTCTGATGACTAGCAGCCCTTGCCCCGGCAAGCGTTTCCTCGACTCCATCAAGGCGGTTATTCACAATCCTGAAATCGCTTTCCCGAAAACCCGCACCGCCAGTGCCGAGGAAGTCACCCACCAGCAACTCGTCAACGAAGCGGTGGAGGTGGCCGACTCACCGGCGACTACGGAGACAGTGGAAGCACGCCTCCTCGGTGATGATTCCGCCGCCGCTGACCCCGAGAGCACGAGCTCAGACAACGCCGCTCTGATGCCTGACAACTCCATGCTAGGCACCAGCTTCCCCGATCCGAAAATGCTCGCCCGCGAAACCGAAGAAGGCCGCCTCCCGGGTCCTCCGACTTCTGGCCGGGTGGTGTTTGTCCCCCGGGTCATCCCCCCAGCTCCAGCAGGATCTGAAACCTTGACGGAGCAGCAGGCATTTGCAGGGCTGTCAGAAGCAATCCGCACTGTCGATCTGGTAGACAAGGTTGCCCGCGGTGTGCTCACTCCTGACGAAGCTGGGGCCGCTGTGGTGCCCGCAGCTATTCAGTCAGCCCTTGACGCGATCACTGCTGCCATCGAGCGCCTGAAGGGCTCTCCCGCTGCCAACAAGGATCAGTTCATCCCGCTCCTCGAAGACATGCAGGCGTTCCTGCAACTTGAGCAGGAGCAGATTGTTTCCCCTCCGGCGAAGTTTGACGCTATGAGCGACTCGGTGCAGGGAATCGACACCGAATCCCTGCCCGAAGAGAGTGACGTCCCCTTCGCCGAACCGGCTGAAGAGGGAGACACCCCCTTCGCCGAACCCTACATCGAGACGACTGATGAGGCTGGTTCCACGCAACCGATCGACTTCGGCCCCTTCATCCTCGCTGCCCCTATCCAAACGGGGCATCGGGTTGCTATGGTTGACGCTGGTCCCGGCGTGCCGGAGCAGCCTCTCTATGTGCGCCATGACCGCTCGGACACCTTGATCTACATGAACAAGGCAGCAATGACGGCCCTTGTGGAGAAGCTCCGCGCTGCTGGCTACACCACGTCAGAGATGACGGCCCACCTCAACGCTCTCCTTGACCGGGAGGCGTCAACCCTTGCGATCCTGCAGCGGTTCAGTGATGGGGAACTGTTGGCTACCGCCCGCTCCTTGACCCCTGAGCAGCGCCGCAAGATCATCAAGCGCGTCTATGGGCTGAAGCCCGGAGACCCCGGATTCCAAAGCCGCTTGTCCGCTGGCCTCTCCGGCTCTTCGCAGGACGTCACGGCTGACATGATCCAGCTTGGAGCTGACTACTACCGCATGATGCGTCAGGTGTCCGAGACCGGGCACACGACGGAGGATGTGATGGATATGGTCGCCTCCTCGCCGGGCACCCTTGCCCGCACGGCCGCCTTCCTCAAAGCCACTGCCCAGCAGTTTATGACGTGGTGGCGTGCATACGGCGACGTGAACGCGACGAGGGCAATCCTCAACATCGAGTCATTCGTCAACGCCACTCAGCCAAGCAAGTCGGCTTTCCAGAACGGTGCTCTCGCGCTTCCCTTCCCACTCTACCACGGCACCCCGCACAAGGTCCACAAGTTCCTCTCATCCCGGATTGGCACGGGCGAAGGTAATCAGGCTTTCGGATATGGCCTCTACTTTGCGAGTAACGTGGAGGTGGCGAAAGCGTATCAAAAGAACCTCTCTGGGAGAGGGATGGCTGAGCCTGTGGAGGAATCCCCCGCAGCATACGAGGCCGTCACACTCCTCAGCTACTACAGGGGCAACAAAGAGGCTGCCAAAAAAGAGGCTCGTCGCGCGTCGCGTGCAGGTGAGTTAAATGAGTGGGTCCCTCTTAAAGAGGTGCTCCATTTTATCGACCTCACCGAAGTGCCTACCGGCAATCTCTACACCGTCGAAGTTCTTCCTGATGAGGGAGACTTCTTGGACTGGGACAAGCCGCTTTCAGAGCAGAGTGAGAAGGTGCAGGAGGTCATCGCACAAGCTCTCCCCCACTTGGGAGAATTTGAACTCGTCGGCCGGGTGGATCTGGACACCGTCGACCCTACTGGTAAGGACATCTACGCTGCGATCATCGCGCTCAAGGGAGGCAAGCCCCGAGATGCCTCACAGATGTTGAGCGAAGCTGGTGTTGCAGGGGTAAGGTATCTTGACGGCGCGAGCCGGTGGACCAGCAAAGGTAACCACAACTTTGTGGTGTTTGACGAGAGCCACATCAAAGTCACCGAGGAGAACGGTCAAGAAGTCGCGCCGGAGGAGTATGCTGATGTCCTTTACCAGACTGAAAAAGTTGCGCCTGCTTCCACGAAGCCGAAGGTGGCCAAGCATGAGGCAGTAAAGATTGTCGCCAGTAACAAAGGGCTCTCGGTTGAAGAGGTGCTTGCTGACATCAAGATGGTGAAGCGCATCCGCAAGTCGATGAAGCAGCACGTTGTCGGAAGCGACAGCCCTGAGACAACGCCGATGAATGTCGGTGACGCACGCAAGTTTGTGGAGTCTCTCGGGCTGACCAATCGTGATCCGAAGTCGGTGGCAACAGCACTCGGTCGCATTGCTGACATGCCCAACGTCAACCCTGCGCTCCGCGTCATCGCTCGTCAGCTCAGCCAGAACCCACAGATCGCGGCGCTCGCCGATTTCGATTTTGTCGCCGACTCGGGAACAATGGTGAATGGGAAACCGGTGCCCGCTGCCGGGATCTACAATGCTCTGGAGAATACGATCTCGCTGGAGTTGCCCTTTATGGTTGGGGAGCTCACCTCCTTTACCTCGGACGAGAAGACCCCGTGGTCTCAAGCGTTTTTGATCGAGACACTCATCCACGAAGCGGTCCACGCCGTGACTACCAAAGCAGTCCGCGACTACTCTTCTGGCGTCGCAGTCTCCCCAGAAATCAAGGATGCCATCGAGGGGCTGTCTGGGCTCCGCGCGGCTATCGCTAATCAGAAAGGAGCTGAGAAGTTCGAGTATGGACTCAGCAGCATTGACGAGTTTATCGCTGCGGTTTCTAGCGACCCTAATTTTGTCACATGGCTTGCGTCCCTCCCCAACTCTGTTGGGGCTGACGTGCCCGGAGAAACTGGGAGCATGAGCATCGTCAAGCGCATCCTGCGCCGCATCTACCAGATCATCTTCCCCAAACTGGAAGCCGACTCGGCCTTGGAGAAGAGTCTGTCCCGTGTATTCGACCTCGCTGCTTACCCGCACCTTGCGGCCAACCCGTCAAAGACGTCCCTCAACAATTTCTACCAAACCAAGCTGGCGAACACAGCCCTCCGTCGGAAGCAGCAGCTAGCTGATGCGAAGGCTGCGCAGCAGGAAATGGAGTCACAGTTTCCCGGGTATGACGCCGAAACAGCCGCACTTGAAGACGAGATGTCCTCGGAGGTTGACGCGTTTGATATTGACCCTGAAGACGAACTCGCGTTGGAAGCCGAGGCATTGGCTGAAGAAGCCGAGGCAGCTTTTGCGGGGGCATTCTCCAAGGTTGGGCTCTACGCCCCGATGAAGACCCCGCCAACGGCACGGTTCCTACCCGGCTTTGTCACTGGGGAGCGCAAGGCCACGGAGGCGTTGAAGAACTCCCTCCCCGCGATGCCGTCAAATGTTCAGGACTACCTGAAGGAGAGCACCTATTTCAGCGGAGTCGCCGAACGCGATCTGGCTGAGGTTGACGCACAACTCGGCAAGGCGCTTTCCGGGGCCACCGGTGCGGCAGAGTTTGCCAGTATTGCCCTCAGCCTTGACGACCTTCCCATGACCGACCCGCAGCGATTCCTCGCACGCGTAGTCGTGGGTCAGGCGCTCAATCGCCGGATCAACGACTTGACGAAAGCCTTGGAGACTGACGCGACCACAGGCGGCTTCGGCCTCTTGAAGGACTACGAAGGCGTGGCCAAGAGCGTCTGGCACTCCGTGCAGGACATCGCTTCCACCTCAGGTCAAATGCTCAGCGCGGCAGCCATTGCCCGCGACCTCATCAATCCAAAAATTGTGGCAGCCACCTACCGCGACGCCGCCACTAAAGCGTCAGGCAAGAAGATGCCCAAGGACGTTGACGACGCCTTTACCGGACTGAAGAAAGACGCTGACGATGTTGCCGCTGGCGTCGTCAAGAAGTCTCCGCTGACGAAGAAGATCGTCGCCGCCATCGCGAAGTCCTCCAGTGGGGACCCCGCCGAGGTTCAGATGATGTTCGATTTCATGGAGTCCCTTCAAAACTTTGTTGACCAAGGCATCAGCACTGGTGTGCCAATCCCCGCCAAGATGGCGGAGTGGGTCGCTGAGCAGATGCTCGGCATGGTGGATTCCAAAATCCGCGCCCAGATCAAGAAGGTGGCTGAGGCCGCTGGCGAATCCGAACAGACATTCTTCGAAGAATACTCTGACGAAGTGAAGCGTCTGGTGGCTCAACGCATCAACCAAGCCTTGAAGGGGGACACTCCAGCCCGGCCTACTGCGACCGCTGCCCAGAAGGCAGAAGCCAAGAAGAAGGCGTTGGCCGAAGCTATCAGCTATATCGAGTTCGCACCGAGCGTGGAGCGAGCCCTCATCCAGAGCAAGGCCAAGCTCCTCGCCCGCCTCGAAGCCTCGAAGGGTTCCACCCCCGAAGCCCTGAAGCGTTATGAAGATGCCAAGGCCGCCATCGGAGCCATGGCAATCGACCTCGTGCCTATGAGTAAGGCGGCTGACATCGTCCGCCGTTCCTTTGACATGCAGCAGCAGGTCTACATGTCCCTGTCAGATCAGCACGGCAGCGTTGTCCAGCTCGCAGCCACAATCTCCAAGGCCGCTGGCCTGACCAGCGATCAGTCCCGCAAGGTAGCTGAGGCATTCAAAGCTGCGTATGAAGCTGAGATGAATCGCCGCATCCAGAAGACGCTCACCAGTTACGCGACTCGTCGCTCCATGTCGGAGGGTCGCGGGGCTGCAGAACGCTACTCCCGCAGCGATCGGTTCCTCCGCCTCGCTCGCATTGGAGGACTCCGCAAAGAAGAGTTCTACAACGCCATGGCAACCGAGTTCGGGCTGCCATCCTACGACCCAGCTATTGCTGATGAGCTTGACCGCGAGGCCGAGCGCATCCTCGCAATGCCGGTTGGCTCCGTGCAGCGCAACGACGCCACCCGTGACCTCAACGCCCGCATCACCAACGAGACCTACAAGAGCTTGCTGAACGCTTATGGCGCGAAGGCAATCATCAAGGACCGGGAAATGACGTGGGAGTATCTCGCTGGAATTCCGGTCGCGATGTGGAAGTCAGGAGTGCTCAGCGGCTTCGGCACGTCTGAGGTCAACTTCGGCTTCGGCACTGTCCAATCCATTATGGACCTCGCGTTCAACGCTTCTGCATACGCCGTCAAAGCCAAGGACCCCGCACTCGCCGCGAGCAATCTGCTGACGCTGGTGCGCGCGGTTGGTTGGATTGGTGACCCAACTCAGCGTGGTGAAGTCTGGACGGAAATGAAGCGAGCTGCCTTGACTGGCCGCACCCGCTTCGCCTCTGAACAATCTGAGAACATGCTGGTGCTGGAGCGCGACGTTCCGCCACCTGACATCCCGGGCATTAAGCAACTGATGAACTCGGCAAAGACCTTCTTCAAATTGATCGGGCGCATCGGAGCCGTCATTGACTCCACTGTCTCGGTGCCTGCCGCCATCGCTCGTCAACGTCTGGCTCTTCAGTATGCCTTGACGATGGGTGGGGCTGACCGGAAGAAGATTGCGGAGGTCATGCAGAAGTCCTTCTCCCCCGAGGAGCTGGAGTCCCGCGAGATCAACGAGGTTCTTGAGTCAGAGAAGGACCAGTTCCGCAACAGCCCACGTCCTGACCTCGCCATGCAGGCCCGCCGGTTCCAGCTTATGGAGCAGCGCCGGGCCCAGACCTATGCTGAGCTTACCTCCCGCCTTGACGTCAAGTCGAAGGAGGATTTCATGGAAGCGAGCCGCGAGTCGGCCCGCTTCGCCAACCTTGGGACGACACCGACTGGAATCGCCGGAGCAATCTTTGACCGCGTTTTTGGTTCGTTCGAGCGTCAGACCAAGGGGCTGTCCTCCATCATCGTTTCATTCCCCCGAGCAATGGGCAATCTGCTGGACTTCTCTCTGGCAATGAGCGTGCCCGTACTCTCCTATGCCCGCGCGAATAACTTCAGCCCGTCCCAATACCTACTGGGCGAAGACAGCCGCTACAAGCGTGAGCTTGTAGACAAGGACTCTATAAAGTATCACAAGCTGATCGCCCAGTCTTTGGTGGCGACGGTTGCGCAGCTCGCGATTGGGGCGCTCTACTGGTATGGAATGGAAGAAGAGGAAGAGGGTCGTGTGCCTTGGTTCATGGTCTACGGCAAAGGCTACCCGGACTCTGAGCGCAACCGCCAGCTTCGTTACCGTCAACCAAGTTGGTCTCCCTACACCGTCAAACTGGGCGGCCTCTACCTTTCGTGGAAGGACATCCCGGGCTTCAACTTGCTGCTGGGTGGGCTGGCTTCCTTGACGGATGACCGCATGGTCAAGGGTCTCAAAGACCCGAAGAAGATTCGCCCTGTAGAAGCTGCCGCCAACACAGCGGTCGCCTTCATCAAGGCTATCACCGTCAAGAACTCCCTGCAAGGTCTGGCACAAGCCGGAGAAATCTTGAGCGACAACGACCTCGCCGAAGCCGTCACCGCCCAGAACATGGGCAAGATGCTGACGAACTTCATCAGCGGGGCCACCAACCCCCGCGTCCTGCGCGATGTCGTTGACATTGGTCGAGGTGTCGCCGGGGGAGGGGAATACGCACTGAAGGACACGCGTGGCTTTACCGCGGCGACGATCAGCTTGCTGCCAGCCAATGCGCTCTACGGAGCGGAGCTCGGACAGCGCGACATGCTGAACTCAATGGGTGAGCCAGTGACAAACTTCTGGTATGCCCCGATGACGAAGCGTGTCCTGCCCGTCTCGGCGAGCGACAACGTGGACCCGATCATCACCCCGCTGGTCAGCTCCGGGCTGTTCCTCTCTCCCGTGAAAGCGGGGCAGATGACTCTCGACACCTACAAAGACGACTCCTCCGAGGTGGACAAACAAGGCGGGCTCCTATCCTCCTTTGACCCCTCGGTTGAAGCTGACTCCGTCAAGATGTTCGGTGAACAGATGCGCCTCCGCATGTCGCCCGAGTATGTCAAAGAGTTGACGGCTCTTGCAGAGAAGAGCCGGACTGGACGTGAAGACGCTCAAAAGGCCCTGAACAAAGAGTGCGAGGAAGCTCGGGCATACGTCAAGTCCATCATCCAAGCTCGCATCTTCAACCGCGAGATCGTCCCTCACTGGCAGAAAAAATGAAGATCAATCACAACGCCCAAACCCCCAATGGAAAATGGCGCTGGCGCGACCCGGTGACGGGGAGCTACATCACCAACTTCTCCGCGCAGAAACTAACAGAGGCCGTCCGTAGATTCCTCTCTTCCAACGGGAGGGACTCTATGTCGGAAGACGCAATCGAGAGTGCCGTCTGTGAGCAGATGGGGCTGAAGCCGCCATACTGTGAGAGCACAACAGCGACCCCGACCATTGGCGTGACGTTTGAGACGCTCGGCCGCTTCTTCACCACAGCCAAGAACTGGATTCTTGGGGGAGCGAATCTCGCTCCCATGATGATCGTCAACCATCGAGCCTCGATCTGCGCTACCTGCCCGCGCAATGTCAGGGCCGGAGGGTGCGCGTCATGCGACACGCGCCTCAGTGAAGTAACCGCGATGGACGGAATCTTGCCGGAAGCCCGGAAGCCCGAAATGGCTGACCGTCTCCACAACTGTTCGCAGTGTGGGTGCCGCCTCAACTTGAAGGTCCAACTCCCAGTCGATGCCTATGAGGAGGACTCAACGAATTATCCAGAGTGGTGCTGGGTCACCAAGGAGCGAGGCTAGAGGTCGTCAACCCACACCGATTCGGGGAGCCTCTTAGCTGCCTCTTCGGATAGGTTCAAAAAAGCAACCAAGGCTGGGGGCTTGCCATCTTTGGAATCCGCGTCGGCGATCATATCGGCCCACAGTTCTGAGGGGTTTTGCTTGGTAGCGACCACGCTGTATTCCCCGTCAATCAGGAAGGTCACCAAGAACCCACTGCCTCCGGCAGGTTTCTTTGGGGCGGGCTCGGGTTGTGCCCTCTGGTTGACCACTGACAGCTTCTTGATGAAATACTTCCGGGCGGTCTCGGTTGACGTGCGCCATGCGGTGCCCCGGTCAATGTTGTCAACACTGGTGAGCTGGTCGGTAATCAGTTCAACACGCTGCTGAAGCCCCACGCGAATTTCAGCGATCTCGGAAGCAGACCAGTAACGAGTGTGGATCTGCGTGACAAACACCTCATAGGGGGCGTTGATGATTGCATCAAAGTTGGAGGTCGGAGGGTTCATGTGGGGTCGGGTTTTAGTCGGTAGCTACCGCTCAGAAAAATGGCGGCGTGGGTTGTTACTGATTGGTCGAGTTACCCTTCGACGACTTGCAGATCAACCACTTTTTTTGCAGGTGCGAGCCTTGGCTTGTATCCCCCAGCAATGATACCGAGGTTGATGACCGTCCCACCGCCGGAACCTTCACGGTCAAGACCTGCGGCGCGGCGTGCAATCTTGTCTGCCATCTCGATGTCCTTCCAGTTTTTGAGGGGCGGGAGCGACTTCAGCCCCGTCAGCGCAGCATGGACTTTTTTGAACACCATGTCGGAGTGTCGCTTGCCGGGGTTGGTGTGGAGCGCCTCCTCAGCGGCAGCCAGAATGTCGGCGGCATCGGCCTCATCGTTGACCAGCTGAGCCTCAGCCATCGCAAGCTGCTTCTTCGGTTGACGGCCCCACTTACCTTTAGCTTTGAGCGCCTTGACCTCGTTGATGGGGATGCCTGTGGCCTCGGCGATGTCTGGGAAAGACTGGCCTGACTCAAAGAGGTTCTTGATAATGTCCTTGGTTTTCTCGGGGATAAGCATGGGGTAGTTTCGCGTCAGGGCTGCGGGGCGTCAAGCACTTGAGTGGCCAGCCGCGCGAGAGTCGCTTCGTCATAGTCCATACAGGGAGGATTCACAGTGCCCCAGCACGCCAGTGTTCTTGGGTAGCCGCTGATGTAGTAGCGAGCTTTCCAATCTGGGGTCATGTGGCGGTAGTCTTCAAACTCGGGGAAGGGTCGGGGAGCCTCCGGCGGCATAGCCGCGAGCAACCGTTGCGCTGAGCACTGGCGATCACAGGAGAGTTTCTTCATTGGGCCAACAGGTTCACCGAGCCCCCAATAACTTCGAGGGACCAGCGTCTCGAAGAGAACATGGGACTGCAGAATGAGGGTCTTGATGCCCGAAGCCAAGGAGGCATACGCCCACCCGCAGTCGGTGGCCACAACAACGTGGCTGCGCTGCACCGTCGCGAGAACTGCTTCAAACTCTTTTGGGTGCAGGGATGCGGGGTAGCAGACGGTGATTTCGTTTCGTCCGCCATTAGCGGCCATGATCTCAGCGACATCAGTGGGGCTGAGCCTGCTGATGATGTTGACATTCCATCCGTCAAGCCGACTCACTAAGCCGGTGATGACGTGAGGCGGGACGGTGCGGAGTTCCTCACCACTGCTGGCAATCGTCAAGGTTCTGTCCCGTGTCGGATCGGCAACCCGACTGACGTGCATAGACGTCGATCCTACGATCTCATATTCGGACATCAGCTTCTCTGTCAAGGAAAGGTGGCGCTCACAGCGGCCTCTGACGCCGGGAACCAGATTGGATGAAAGCTCTCCGTCGATGAAGACACCCTCGCGCATAATCGGAGCGATGCAGGGGCGGTCATAGAGTCCAAGTTCAGCGGCGTCAACGTGGCTGATGTTGACCCTACGCCCCGGCTGATAGTTGCCCGAGCTCAAAGTCCTGACGTCCCATCCGAGGCGGTCAAAGATCGGCAGGTGCCAGTCTTTGACGATGAGAGTCGGGGACTTTAAGGCGGCGATCAGTGGAGTGAGCTGGATGACTTCGCCCATACCATGGCTGCCGAAGATAACTGCGTTGTCGAGTGGGTGGTTCATAGTGGGTGGTGAAAATGAAAAGCCCCCGGCCGTAGTGTAGGCCGGGGGCTAGGGTTCAGAGGTGGACTAGCACTTCTTGCCAGTAGCCTTGGGGGCCATGGCAGCGCCTTTGACGGCACCCTTGGCAGCGCCTTTGACGGCACCCTTGGCAGCAGGTTTCATTGGGGTCTTCATATTGAGTATGGAGTTGGGTTATTTGCCGAAATCCGTTCGGCGCGGATTGCTCAAGGTGAGCAAAAGTCGAAGCAGATCGAGTGCCACCACTGGCGGTCGGGACACTCGCCGAGGGTGCGAAAACGAATTTGGGGGGACAGGTCAGGGTGAATGAGCCAGTGCTCGAAGGCAAACCCCGGCACAGCGCAGACGTTGGAGGCAAAGAGCTTGTAGCCGTGGCGTCGAATCAAGTATTCCTCGATTGCTTCTCGACGGTCAGCCTTCCCATCGTGCTCAATGGTAATGGCTCCGAACTGAAACTCCTTCCACGGGAAGTTGGCGACGGCTTCGGGGGTAGCCTCGTCAATGTCGAAGGAGAGGTAGTCCACCCATTCAGGAATACCAAGGGCGTAGAAAAGCCCTAGTGGAGACTGACGCATGTCGTGGCAGTGGCCGCGAAAAGGCCGCCTCTGATTGATGCCGCGAACACTTCCCGCATTGGTGTCAAAGCAATGACCTTTCCACCCCATGGTGTCTAGCCAGACAGTGTTGTTGTAGATGATGGGGTCAGCACACCCAACGTCGAGGTAGAACCCCTCGCGTTTGCCAGTGACTTTGGAAGCGAAGTAGTCCTGTCCTTCGCGGGAGCCGATATGGCGTATGTGTTGGTGTTGGTGTTGGTGTTGGTCCATTATTTGGGGAGCCTCTTTTTAACCGCCCTGTTCGGGTGGTCAAGTCTTGTATAGTGGTAAATGAAGACGAGGTCGCTGCGAGCAACAAGCCGACACTCGGACGGCAAGCCTCGGTTGACGACGAGGGGGCATTGCATGTGGGGGACGCGCCTCCAATAGGAGAAGGTGTTTCGGGCCATAGTGCAGGGTTAGGGTGAAGGTTCGGGCGGGTCGTTCTCGGCTTTGAATTTTTGCAACGCGGCGAAGAGTTTGTTTTCAAACTGCTGGTCTGGCTGGTCACAGATGAACGCAATAATGTCTTCGACTATCTCATCGCATGACCACTGCTTGCGATACGCCGTCAAGACTTGTGGCAGGGTGACGTAGTTGGTTATCTCGATGTCCATGGGTGTGCTGTGGTCATGTTGTTGCTGTTGAGTTGGTGGCAGGGGGAAGATTTGAACTTCCGACTTTCGGGTTATGAGCCCGACGCTCTGGCCTCTGAGCTACCCTGCCTTTGGGAATGTGGTTTTATATGATAGGCTAGAAAATGTGCAAGTGAGTTTTTATTTCATTTTGATAGGTCTTTGTTGAGGTCTTGTGGGATGTCGGGGAACGGGGGTGTGGGTGTCATGGCAAGGTATCAAAAACGAAGTTTTCGTTTACCTGCTCCATGATGGCAGCGATGATTTTTTCCTCGAGCACTACGCGCTCGGGAGTATCTTCATGTTTGTGCGCCCGTGCGTATCCTAGCGACGTGCCTGTAGCAATACAGTCCTCAATGAGTTTGTAGTAGTTGGGTTTCATAATTTTGTTCCCTTCCATCGGAACTCGGTGCTGTCTTGACCGAGGACGTGCCACTCGGCAAAGCCTCGTCTGATTGCTTCTTCTTTGAGGTTGTCTAGCCGTGAAACTGCGACAAAAGCTGCGATCAGGGCGAGGAGGAACATGACGACACCTAACAGTGCTGCGTGGTTTTCACTCATGGTTGCGTGTGTAGAAAGTTTTGAATGTCCTCATATAGTCCAAGCTCCACTCGGCCCGCTGAATCGCGGCAACGGGTGAGGATTCTGGTCGCTGTTCTAAGGTCAACGAGTGCCGCCATGAGCGTTTCTTGACGGTCAATGAGGCGTTCATTGAGTTCGGTGATTTCGCGTTCGAGTTGTCCAGAACAAGAAAAATGCAGGCAACCATTCGGGGGCTGTCTGTCGTGTTGTTGAAGTCCTGCGCTCATGGTGCCTGATTTTTGCCGTTCGGCTCACGGATTACGAACACAGCAACGCCTTCGTCCCAGTCCTGCAACGCTGGAACTTGGCAGTCGCACGAAACTTCTGCCGCCTGAGTAATGAAGCCACAGCCAGCACATTTCCAGACTTGGACGGCTTGCATGGTATCGAATTGGTGTGTGTCTTTTTCTTGGCTCATAATCTTATCTCCAAACCCGCCGAACAAAACGCGGCAGACAACGGCGGTATGCTGTCTGTCGCGTGGCGGGGCGCTACTCCCGCCGTGTCTGCGCTTGAACGTTCGGCATCGCGGCGACGCGCCTGTATTGCCCGCCGCAAACGCACCCCGTTCCGATGAGTCTCTCGCGTTCTGGGCGGTATGGGTGGTCGCCGCACTTGTCGCAAGTCCAGAGCAGCGGTGTCTCAGTTCGGGCGTTCTGCATTTGTTCCCCGTGGATTTCATCGTCCACCCGGTTGCATGCTTTTGCTGCGCGAAGAACAATCTTCATAAATTTCTGGTGGGATATAGTCATATCTGGACCGATGTGCCGATGGTGGCATCGAAGCCAGCCAGCATCCCACCATGCAGAACAAGGCACTGGAGCCGACGCCTCGGACGGACTGGTTGATGGGTGAGTTTTCATAGGCGCGGCTCAGTTGGAGGCGTTCGGCCCAACTTCGTTGCCGTGGGAACATTCGCCGGAAGGATGAATCAGATTGTTTTCCCAACGGTCGCGAGGTTCAGCAAGTCCGTTTTCCTTGGTGAACTGACCACAGAGGCGGGCAATATATGCCGCATCATCGGCGCTGCTCATTACTGTCTTTTCTGGTCTGGCTGTAAGCCAGCCTGCGAATCCAAATACCGCTTCGGCGGCTGTGAGTTTGTCAGTGTTTTCCATATTTATTTTGTTCTTGGGTCACTTTGTTTGCTTCCTTGGTGCAGGGTTTCCATTCGTTCGAGCCGTGCTGGCGGCGGAGGTAGTTGGCGGCGAGTTCGGCATAGGTAGGGGTAAAACTCCACGCCAAACCCACTTCTTTGAAGTTCCAGTGATCTGCTGTTTCAACAACATCTGATTCTTTGTGACGAAACTCATCCGTTGCCCTGATGTCGTCGATGTCGAGCGGGTCTGGTAACGCATCTGATTTCGTGACCACATTCGCAAGCACCGCATCTCGGACAGCCTTGGCAAAGGCTTCGCGGAAGGGGGCATCGCTAACGTAGGCCGATTTATTTGGGTCAACCGTGAGGCTCCCGTAGAGTTTGCATCCATTGGCAGAGCGGGAGGCTTTGGCTCCGATGTCTGCGAGTTCTTTGAGGGTGTTTTCTTTCATTTTTTGAGTAGTGGTTTGTTATAGGTTGTCGAAGAGTTTGTTAGCTAGTCTACGCTGACACAGCTTGGGGTTGTGTGGCAAGGAGCGGACAATCTCCCAGTCGCGGCCGGGGGGTAGCGACTCACCACCATTCGGGCGGTGCTGGGAGCGGAGCTCTCCGGTGCGCTGGTGTTTCCAGACGTGCCATGTAAAGCCGTTCGGGTAGATGCGGTTGAGGATGTGGATGGGAGTCTTCATCAGACGAGGGTCACGAGCTAGCCTCGTAGATGATTGGCGTCAAGTGGTCTTTAACCACAACTTCCAGTTCGTTATTATCCCACCGGACCACAATAGATTCCTCGTCCGCGTTCATGCGGGCTTTGGAAAATGTCGGGGGTGTGCGGCCGAGCGTGGGAATAAAACCGAAACGATGCGGGCCGCCAGTGTGGCGGAACACGCGGCGGCCGGGGGTCAGGGTTGCGGGGGTCAGTCGCCTTGTGTGGAGGATTACCGGCTCCTCTTCACCATCCAACTTCACAGCCCTGTATTGTGCGGCGGTGCCTTCGGGGGAAGGAAGTATGACGCCGAGAGTGATGGGCCCGTCAACGAGGAAGACCCGTGCTCCGGTAGCGTAGGGTTCATGCGGCATGGAAAAAACCTCCCTTATGAAATCGTCTAATGATGGCGTCGGCGACCCGTCCGGCTGGGTAACAGATGCGCTCCTCCCCCTCAACATCATCGTCAAGCCAGCGATGACCGCCGCGCACTCGGCGGCTGTAAGCAAACCCTGCGTGGATGGATTCGTGGACGATGTATTCGGGAGTCAGATGTCCTTGAGCGAAGCCGAGGACACAGAAGTAGCGCGGGTCGAGGCGCACTTCGGGAGGGCGCTGTGGCTTGCCCTTTACCTTGCAGAAGCGCACCGTCGTTGTCAGCGGATTGCACAAGGCTAGGGTATCGGGGTGGGGAGTGGGGCGGTCGAGAGCGGTCTTCCAAAAGCCGTGAAGGTGGGGCAGGTCTTTGAACAGGAGCACCTTCGCGCGGAGAGTTGACGCCTTGGAGACAGCGACGTCGGCTTGATAAACGAGTCCGCCAGCGCCGGGCAAGGTTGACCAATCGCGAGGAAGGACTTCAGGGTTTAGGCGGGTTATCGGGTTGTTCGGAAGTTGCATCGTGGGCAGAGTTTAGCGGTGACAGGCATATAAGTTTAGTAGTCGAATTTGACGCCGAGTTCCCGCGACCATTTGCGAACGGTGTTGGAGCTTGTCTTCGCCCTCTTGCAGGCGATGTCCATGCCGTATCCACTGCGTAAGATGCGGGCAACGTGGGTGACTTTGGCAAGTTTAGCGTCGTCGGGGATTGACCGGCTTCCGCCACGGTGTTTTGTTTCGGGGGTGTTGTTGGTGTTCATTGTGGGGTGTGGGGTGTGGGCTGGCTATCACCAGTCAAAGGTGGGGAAGGATGCAATAGGCTCGTGGCAACTGTCAAATCTAACGTAGCTATAACCAGCTTCGACCAGCCGTAGGATGATGTTGCGGAACGCCTCACTGAACTCAGCATACTCCGCTTCAGGGTCGGAACAGTTGTGGATATGCAGGAGGGCTCCGTCAGATGAACTGAGCATTGCCGAAGGTTGGTAGTGGTGGTGTAGCCTGTCAGCATCTTCCCTTGTCATGTGGCTGGTGCTTAGCGTGGGGACTCGCGGCACAAACATCTCAGGGAAGCGCCCGTCGGGGGCGGACGGAGCGGAGAAGATCATGTCAGACAGGCAGGCAGACAGGCCGTCAACATGAGCTTTGAGCTCGTCACGCTCCAGCTTATGGGTTGGCTCCCAGAACCCATCCTTGTAGGCGAGGATCAGAAACTCCCGATCGTCGGGATCAAGGTCGTCATACCCGATGACATAGGCTTGGCAGGCAGTGTCAACCGCCTCTACCGCCTCCTCATGGAGGGCGTCAAAGACCTCACGGTGGGTGTTCTCAATACCCCACTGGCGAAGGGTGGAGGCCATGTTCGTTCGGGTTACGTCGGTCAGGGGTGTCATTGTCATAGTTGTTGTTGGGTTAAGGGGGAGGGCTTAGAAAATAGTGAAGAAATTCCCCGTCGCATGAGGATACTGGCGGCGGATTTCCCTGTCTGCCTCTTTCTTATTTTTTGCCCGGACCGCGGTTGCGTAGGGCGACCATCTTACTTGGTAGCGGTATAGTTTCATAGGCGTTCGGCGTCGCTGATTACGAACTCGGTTGGATGGGGGAACTCAATCTCGCGCAGCTTTAACTGCATCGCCTCTACCACAGAAGGAGATAGCCCATTGCGCCAGCCGAACTTGAACACAGGGACGTGGTCGTGGAAGATGACGTTATCCAACTCGATGTCTGCGCCGAGCAGGCGGGTCATGCCGTCAAACTTCATGTCGTCAAGCTGCTGCTGTTTCTCCAAGTCAGCACGCTGCTTCTTCAGCCGCTCCTCACGGCGCTCCTCATTACCGCGAAGCTGGGCTTCGACGTAGCGGGGCTTCAACCAGTCGAGGTCTTCCTGCGACAGCTCGTCATGCGGGCGGCTATATTTTTGGCTCACGGGGGTCAGCCGCAACATCCAGAGCTCACTCTCCTTGAGGTATGGGGAGCCGAGGCACTTCTTGCAGAACTTAGGGTTAGCTCGGGGTGCGGTCAGGTGGCCCTCGTGACAGGTGCCATACTGAGCCCCGCAATAACGGCAGACATTGGTGTTGTCTCGGGCCGCCACCATTTCATCGGTGACCTCCAGCCAGTGACCCCAGATATTACTCTTGTTGTGGGGGGAGTAGTATTCCACCCAGTCGAAGACTCGGTAGCCGGTGTGCCCCTCAGTATCGCTGGTGTTCCACTGATCGTCGAACAGGTGCTTGAGGTCGAGGTCAACCTCGTAGGTGGTAGTGGCTCCCTCAGAAGAGAGCTCGGTCAGGTGGCTGAACCTGCACCCGCTAGGGCTTGTGTCGGTGTGAACGAAGTTGATGCGGTCGTGTCTGCGGGACTCGCTCTTCATGCGTTCATCACGCAGCTTGAGGTAGGCTTGACTTTGGGAGAGGTCTCCGCAGTTGAAGTGGTAGGCGTGTAGTTTGGTTTTCATATTTTTGTTTTTGGTTAGGTGTGTTCCGCGTTGGTTATGGATGCGCGGCCCCCCGTGTGATGGGTTATTTGACCAACCATTCAAAAAGTTCCTTCTCCGTGTCAAAGAGGAAGTAGTCCAGATCGGGGTGGGAGAGGGCTTGGGCGAGGGAGCCGCCGAACAGGCTGGGGTTATATCGACTGCCTTTGGTGATGTTGGGGAAGCAGTTGATATGATGGGAGTGGTCATCACGGGGATCAACTCGTTGGATGAAGCCCTTTACCTGTAGACCTTGACGGTTGACGGCTCCAATGATGGGGCACGCCGGAAGGTCTTTGGCGAAGATGGTGGGTTCAGAGATGACGGGGGTGGTGAGGATGCGTTTCATTGTTGTTGTGGTGGGGGTGGTTAGCTGTTGGTTATTATTCGAGTTCTGTTGTGGGGTAGAGGACTTCCTTGAGTTGCTGCCAAGCGGCGGCCTCTTCGCCGTCTTCGCAGGTGGTGTGATACTTGCCGAACCAGAGGTCGAGCAAGCGGGAGGCCGCTTCATGTGGGACGAGAACATGGGACACGGTGAAGTAGTGGTTCCCATCATCCTCATGGACGACCATGTCCGCCGAAGCAGGTATCTTTGCTGGAAGCAAACCTCCCTTGATGGTGGCTGACTTATGCCAGCAGAGGGCGTGCTCACCAGTGCGTTCACCGGGTTTGAGTATCCGGTATTTGGTGCCGGGCTCGTCTTCACAATAGTAGAGTTGTTCAGGCGATTTCATTTGGCAGGGTGTCACGTTTACGGCGCTGTCTGGCGGGGAGGAGTTTGACGTAGCTGCTTGTGCGGCGGCGACAGTTACCATCAAGGGTCACCCATCCGCGAGGCGGGAAGGCGAGCAGGTCATCCTGCACGGCGACAACATTACCCAGTGGGCTGAGGTCGAAGTCGTCAATGTGGTGAGTCTTGTCCTGCCACAGGAGGCAGGCGATATGGGATAGCGGATTGCTCTTGTCGATCAACGTAACCTTAGCTCGGTCGAGGGGTATCTGTTTGGTGGTCATGATGCAGAGTGAAGCGGGTATGATGAAGACTTTCACGGGGTGGGTGGGGCGGAGGGCTTGGAACCTGAAGTTCTAAGCCCTCCGAAGGGTTGTTACTGGAGGTCACGCAGTGGGCAGGAAGCAATCCATGTTGCCATCTGCGTCGAGATGCGAGCCGCGTCGGTGTCGAGGAAGGCAGCGTGGAAGTATCCTTGCATCGCCTCCCGCAGTGGGACGATGCCTCCGGTGGGGTGGTGGGCTCGATCAGAGTCCTTCCCGATGCAAGCACCGATGACGTTGATGTTCTTCTCACGCCAGCGGACGGCGTCAACGTAGCCGTCAGTCAACTGCCCGTCCGTCCAGCAGATGGTGATGTCCGACTCCTCCATCATCTCACCGACGAGTGGACGGAGCATGGTGGCAGCGAATGCTTCCTGCGCGAACGTGGGGGCTAGGCTGGCAAACACCTCGAAGGGGGTGTCAACGGGAAGCTCAGCGGGACCTTTATCATGCCCAGTGAGCACGACCTTGAGGTGGCACCCGCCTTGTCGGGCAAACTGCATCAGCCCCCAGACAAACTCGGAGCCGCCTTGGCTGCACCACATGCCTGACATGGAGCCGCTAAAGTCCACGATGAGGAGGATGCGGCGAGTCCCGTCAACGGCTGACGGTTGCAGGAATGCGGAGCCGTAGTTGTGGGTGAAGATGGCGCGGTGGTTGAGGCGTGAGCCGGAGGGTGCGGGATCAGCGGAGGCAGGCTCAGCTTGCTCCATGACGGTAGCGAATCCGTTGGTGACGCGCTGGGCGAGAGTGGGTTTCCAGTATGAGGAAGAGAGTATTGGAGTGAGTTTAGGCATATCGTTGTAGTGGGTGGGGTGTTAGACGGAAGTGTCGCCTTCAAATCCAACGCAGTAGCGGAGGAGGGGGATGAAGCCAGCGCGTGGAGGCTGCTTCACAAACTTGTCGGTGTTGTGGTGCATCACCTTGTCGGGGGTCAGCATCGCCCGCTTGTCAGTGGGGTCGCCGCCACCGAGTTCTTCGAGAGCTCGGTGGTCAACCTCGCGAGTCGTTCGATCGGCGTCGGACGACTCCCCCTCATCAGCTCCAGCGGGTTCGTCAACACCCCCAATATCTGATGGCACCGTGTCAATGATGATGGGAGGGAGGTCGGAGGCTGACTCCCTGCCGAAGATGTCCGTCCAGTAGCGGGCGATGGGGACCACATCCTCAGTGGTAGCGGCGTCAATGATCGCTCTGTAAAAGATGTTGATGAGGGAGGGGACGTAGACCAACCGCCCCTCTACCTTCTTGAGCGGGTGGGCATAGGAGGTAGAGGGCAAGGACACACTGTCTTCACCCGTCCACTTATATCCTGCCATGACGGACGACGCCGCCTTGAACAAGATGGGCTCACGAGTCTTCATGGTGTACATCCACGTCATCGGGGAGCTGATGTCTCCACCAGCCTTGACCATGTTGTCATCGAATGCCCGCCAGCGGAACTTGAACTCCTTCCCGCGATCGTTCACATACTTGTGTTCGATGCGGCAGTCCTCGAAGAGGTTGAGCAACCGGAACGGAACCTTGAGGCTATGGCAAGCGCGAGGGAGATCGGGAGATCGGGAGGTGTAGAGCCCGTGACAGGTCTCGTGAGCGATGACCGCCTTGACGAGCTCGATGCGACGCTTGGAATTGTTTTTATCCTCGGCGAAGAACACGGTCGCACAGTCGGGGTTCACCTCAATGATGTGGCGTGAGCCTACACCTGCAGCTTTCCACTGCCATGAGGCGGTCCGCGCTGCGCACTTGGGGTTCAGCATGTAGGTAACGGGGGAGGACGTCTTTATGGACAGGTGGGTGAGGCAGCCAGCACGTTGACGGACAGTGCCGTCAGGCTTGCGGGTTTCACGCCGTCGTGAGAAGCGGTAAGCACGGTCGGACTCAGGGGTGGTGATCTGTGTGGGTGGTGTTGGTGTTGGTGTCATACTGTTGCAGGGATTAAGGGGTTGAGGGGAGGAGGGCTTAGAACCTGAAGTTCCAAGCCCTCCCCCGAAGGGGGTTTACTTGACGGAGCCGGGGAAGCAGGAGCCGACGATCTTCTTGACGAGGGCGGAGGAGGTAGCGTCCGTGTCTTGGGTCGCCGCATTCTGCACGGCGATCTGATGGGGAGCCCACTTGGCCACATACTCGGAGAGCATGCTGAGTGAGGCACCCGGCTGGCGGACAACGTGGGTGACAGCCCCGATGAGGAAGCGGAAGCACAGCGGGCGGCTGACCTCCATCTTGGAGTAAGCCTCGCGGGAGGAGGTCATGGCCTGAGCCCAACGCTTTGCCCAATCCTGAGCGTCCTTGCCGGAGAACAAGCCGCCGGAGTAGCCCTCAAGGCGTTGGAGCGCCGTCTCAGCAGCCCACACTGGGTCGTAGTCGAAGCGCATCAGGCGGCAGCGGGACATGAGAGCCTCCGGTGGGTTGGTGCGCAGGTTGCCGAGGAAGAGGAAGTGCAAGCACTCCTCTGGTGCCTTGATGACCTCGAACGTGCCGTCCTCCAAGCTGTGCTTGGTCTGGATGACGAAGCAGCGCCGGAGACCGGTGGTGCCGTCGTCAGGGTTGACGAACTCCACGAGACGCGGCGAGAGGAAGGACTGCATCCACTCCAGCGTCTTCTTACTGGCGTTGAAGATTTCATCCCCCACAAAGAGGGTGTTGACGCCGGTGCTGGCAAGGCGGGCGGCGCTGACCAGCGGGCCGTCGATGACGGCGAAGGTGCCGTCCGAGCGGGGCATCAGGGTGCCCACGAGGCTGTCAACCTCGTCAAGGGAGTCCTTGAACGGGTGGAAAAAGCTGCCGTCGTAGAGACGACTGATTTCGTCCGACATGAACGTCTTGCCGAAGCTGGGCGGGCTGGCAACGCAGGGAATCTGGTTGCCCTGCTGGATGCCCGGCGTGAAGAACGGCATCACCTCCGTCAAGAGCCTGTCGCCCGAGATCGCAGCCTTGATGGAGGCGATGGCAGCGGGTGGCAGGGTGGATGGGCCGCCCGAGGATGCCTTGATGGCATCGAGCACGGCGGTGAGCGGGGCGAACTTCTCCTGAAGGTCGGTGATCTTGGAAGCCTCGCCGCGCAGGGCGTCAAGGGTTGCGGAAGCCATCACCTCAACCTTGTCGAGACGTTCGAGATCGGCGGCCGACATACCAGCAGCGGGGCGGGGAGCGGCAGCGGCGGCACGAGCGGCAGCGGCGGCATCAGCAGCACGACGAGCGAGGTCGGCAGCCACGTCAGCGAGGCGGGAAGCCTCGTCAAGGCCGTCAACCTCGTCGAGGATGAGGGTGATGCGCTCCGGCGGAGCAGGCAGCGGCGTCGGAGGCGGAGGCGGGGGCGGTGTGTGGGAGACGGCGGTCGCCGAGTCCAGCAGGCCGTGCCCCTTGGCCACATCGTGCATCTTGGTGACGCAGGTGCGGAGGGATTCCATGGTGCCCTCCGCGATGACGGCGGAGAGGGAGGCGAAGCCGACGGACTTCATCACCTCACGGAGCGAGGTGATGGTGGGCGAGCCGCTCTGGTGAGTGGCGATGGTGCGGGCGGAGGCCGAAATCCAAGTCCGCATTTCATCGCGGGTTGCTTTGGACGGGTCGAGTTGTGGGATGGTAGCCATGTTGTTGTTGTCGTTTGGGTGTTGGGTTTTTGTTTTTGGGTATCGGCAGGGCTTGGAACCTCAGGTTCTAAGCACCGAGCCGAAAGGCTTTGGGGTGTGGGGGAATCAGGGTGTTAGGGTCGGGACGCGGAGACATAACAGGTCATCCACACCCCGACCCACCCTATTCCCAACACGAGGGAAATTGGTGGGTTGGTGACGGCGGCAGGTCATTCACCGCCGTCACCATTACTACTGCGAAGCAAAGGGTCCAACGTGTGAGGGCATCACACGAGCCCGACTCTCTTAGCTTCGGCGAGGGTCAGGTCGAGAATCTCCTGTGCTATGACCACCGGAATCTTCCGGCACGAGACCACCTTGCCCTGCACCACGCGGATTCCGGGCAAGGCTTTCTGGAGCGCGATGAAGCACTCCATCGGGAGGCCGTGGTCGTCATCCACGAGCGAGTCATCCACGAGCGAGTCATCCACGAGCGAGTCGTCGAGGAGCACATCGTCAAAGGCGACCTCCACTTTGCTGTTGCCTTTGATGGCAGCTATCTCGCGGATGGCGTCGAGCACCTCCTTCGGAGGCATCGAGAGGCCGGACGCCTTGATGGCAAACTCCAAGGGGCAATCGCAAGCGGCGGCCTCCGTGGCGTTGTGTTCCTCCACCGCCAGCATGTGGCGGGCGAGGATGTCGATACGGCGGGAGGCATCACGGGCATCGGGAATGCTGTCCCAGAGGCGGATGCCCACCTTTGCGATGTCCGCCTTCGACCCGAAGCAGAGGGCGGCAAGGAGCTTCCGCCCGTCGAGCTTTTCAGGCACGGTGGACAGGAAGTGGGCCGCCGCTTGGGTGACGGCAGCGGAGTAACGTGGGTGCTCCGTCGCTTGGGACGGGCTGAGTGGTTTGATGGATGGATTTGGTTTCATTATCGTTGTCGTTTGGGTTTGGGTTTCAGGGCTTAGAACCTCAGGTTCTAAGCAGCGAGTTTCTCGGCAGCGTTTTTCAAGGCGTCAAGGGTATCGTCGAGGAGGCCGACGACGTGGGTGTCCCCCAGCATGGCAGCGACGCGGGACGCCTGCCCATTAAGGCCCTCCTTGATCTCAGCGCGGACGCGCTTCTCGTCCCAGTAAGGGGGGCGCGAGATGCGGCACGCGGAGTGGAGCTTCTTGATGGCAGGGGGAGCAGAGACGAGCTGCAAGACGAGCTGCCCGATCCCGTAGTGGGGGTTGGAGGACCCGGTGAAATGAGCCGGGGTCTCCCGATACAAATCGAGGAGGGCGGACGCGTATATGGCCTCCGCCTCTTTCTCTTTCTCGTCAGCCTCCTTATTGTCTTGGAGGTACTTCTGGCGAGATCGAGCGACGAGAGCTTCGATCAGGTCAGCCTGCTTGATGGGCGGGGTCACGGCCTTGATGGCCGCCGCTCCTGAAGGCGGCGTAGGGAGGACGAGGGGGAGCGTGGAGATGGATTTGGATTTGGATTTGGATTTGGATTTCATGTTGTCGTTTGGGTTTGGGTTTGGGTTTGGGTTTCGCCCCGCTATACGCGGGGAAAGGGGTTACTCATGGGCAAATTCCATGAAGTCTCGGGCGAGGTGAACTGCTTGATCGTATCGTGGAGTGCTCATATATGCGGGGTTGTTGGGTTGCGGGGTTGGAACCTGAGGTTCTAAGGGATGGGGTTAGTCGGTGAG